TCAAATGGACTTCCGTAGAATTTATTGTCCTTAAATTTGTATGTGTATCCATATTGATGACAGAATTCTACCAATTTATCCAAGAGGCCCACATAAATGTGTTTGTTTCTTAGATCAAATAGATGTATCTCACCATTCCAATTTCTACGTCTATATTGAGGCATAAACTTTGCCCCTTCAACTTCAAATGTAAAATGATCTCTTAACTCATACTCAACATGAGGTTCTGTTTCTACCTTTAAAAACACCTCATTTGATTTTCCAATGATTAGTTCTGCCATATTTACCTCCAACGAATGAGGTATTATCCAAGTCCTGCCGAGAACCGAATAAATTCAATCGCATTTTTAATTTGATATGTTCTATTCTGAATCACCTTCAAAATACTTTCTATGTAATTCAAAATCGTATCATAGTATTCTACTTTGAGTGCAATATCAGAAAGTTTAGTATCTGCATCCAAGTATTTTTGTAAAGTATCTTTATCGCGAATTTTCTTTGGAAATGGATTCTCCTCATAAACATCAGGATCTGCCTTTCCAGAGTAATACTCATACCGTTCGTGTCTTATATTTCTTCTCTGCTGCTCTGCTTTCTTTCTCAGAAGAATTATCGTATTATATAGTTCAAAATATTTTGCGTGAAGAACGGGAATATTTAAAGATTCCGTGTGTAAATTATCAATGTCAATGTGAGCATCTTTCTCCCACATTTGTTGAATTGTCTCAAGATTGATCTGGTTGTACATAATGTAATGGTTCGCCTCCCAAAGTAACTATGTCGTAGATAGTGTACTTAAATGATACCTCAGCGGTAATATACTCTAAATCTGGATCGGTTGCATTAAAATCTAACTGACTCAGATATGTTGGCCACAGATCCCGGAAAACTACTTTGAATGATGGATTGTTGGCGCTAGTAAGAATATTTAGCGTACCATCACAGAAGAGATTTAGAAGTGATGGGTGATGCTGAACATCTAATCCGGGATTGGTAAATTGACGATCATAGATGTCTCTAAGACTATCTGGATATCCACAACCACGTATCCAATGGTGAATTTCCATGTAGTTCTCTAGATCTTCATCAACTAGAAATCTGACACGGAAATCATCAAATTGAACCTTATCCCCTGGTACATCAATATCCTTTAGTCCGGTTGGTTGTAGAGCTGCACCAAGACTAATTCCAGGTATTTGTGCGCCGTTTCCAAAGAAAGCAACTTTTGGCGCTCTGTTTAGAATTAGTTGAAATCCAACATTTGAAAGAAAATTTCTGTTGGTAATTTGGTTTTTTAAACCGTTGCTTATTGCCATTTCAAATTAACATTTTTATCTATTTATCCTGGGTAAGCATTATTAATCCCCCAATACAACCAACAACCAATGATTGAAAAAATGATAATAGTCTTCACGGCAAGATTCATGAGTAAATTTGCAAGTTCCATAATATTTTATAGCGACTAGGTATTTTGTGCAAGTTTATGTCAGAGTATATAGACATACTTTTCCCATCTAGAACCAGGACCGTTATATCTTAATGATCTACTGATGCTACTTTCAAGGACCCCAGTATCTTCTCTGGCATCTTTCATGGACTTGTATACCTTGCCCGTTGTTTTATCCCTCACGGAGACTATTCTGGATTGTCTTGCCGCTTCTTTAACGTGTTCTGGACATGGAACTCCAAATCTACCACCATCACCACCACGTGTTGCGTTATATTCTGGGTTTAGTTTGTCTATCCAATAAATCTCTCTTTCTCCTGCAACATCTGCTGTCACCTCCTCCACAATATCCCACTTAAAGTTTTCGCGACCATATTTTCTTAGTGCATTTGGGAAAGGTGTATTTGCATTTTTATTTGTTGCATACCACCAGTGCTTATATTCACGTTCTTCTACTGTCCCAGCACATCTCCCAATATAAATTTTACCATTTAATTTGTTTGTTGCTTTGTAAATATAACACATGTCACGGAGGTTCTTAACATACTATGTATAAAAAAAGGGTCCCGAAGGACCCTTGGAAAAATCTTTGTAACAAAAATTTACATAAGATTTTTGACCGCCACGCGACGATAGTAGCGGTTTGCATTAACCTGCAGGCGGCCAAGACCCTGAGTGGTGCCTTCTGCAAATGGGTTTGCAGCAAGACCATAACGGGTCTTAAATCCGATCTTGGGCTGGAAGGTGTCCTGACCAACAGCACGAACCATTTGGAGAGGAACGTATGGGCAGTAGAACAGACCAGCATCATAAGGAGATGCGCCCTTATAACCAATAACGTAATACTGGTTAGAGGTGAATGTGTTACCAGCAGCAAGGTTTGCTGAATAAGGATCAATGTATACACGATACTTACCAAGCAGAACACCTGCGAAGGTGTTGCCAGTGTCATCAACGTTGAGGTTTGCGTTGAGTGCTGGGGTGTAATCAAGAACACCAGCCATGCTCAGTGCAGAAGCAACGTCTGCGGAGCAGAGAACAATGTTGCCCTTTCCGCGACGAGTTCTTTGTGCAATTCTGTTTGCATCACGCTCGATCTGGAACAGGAGACCCTTGAACTTCTCAACAGACCAACGACCGTTGGAGTCAACGTCAAGGTCAAATACACCAGGAGTTGCGGTATTTTCTACAGCACCTTGCTCAGCAACCTTATAGATGGTTCTGATGACTTCGCGGTTGATCTCAGCAAGAATCTCAGTAGAGAGAATATTTGCGAGTTCCGCTTCAGCATTCAGACCGTGGATTGCCTTCAGGTCTTGTGCAAGCTCAAGGCTGTATTCTGCCTTCAGAGCACGTGACTTAGCAGTTACAGTGACCTTTTCAATCGAGAATGCCATCTCGTTGAAAGCTGCAGTTCCCACGCCAAGATCTTCAGCGTCGCCAGTAGGCATACCTTGACCAACGGTATAACCGAGGGAGGATGCGGTGCCAACTGGGTTGAGAACTGCTGGGTTGGTGCCGGACTGAATGGTGCTACCAATACCAGCGTTGTTGTCAGCGAAGGCTTGGTTGATTGCGTTGCCATAAACAGCATCCTGACCAGAGAATACTGTATCTGCTTCGTTATAGAATGCCTCAGTACCAGACTGATTAACATAGCGCGAACGCATTGCGAAAATCAGACCAGTAGGGCCGGTCATTGGTTGAACGCCAGCCAGGTCATAAGCGACCAGATTTGGCATAGAACGACGAATGAGGCTGATCAGAACGGGATCGAAACCAGCAACAGTGTTGCCAGCGCCGCCGCCAAATCCACCTTGAGAACCAGCAGCGTTGCCGCTGTTGGTTGGTGCTTCCATCAGGGACTGCATCGAACCGTTATCAAATGCAGATTGCTCACGGAGGAATCTTTCTTGGTTTTCGAGCAGGACAGCGGTTACGGCTCTACGATGAGGATCTTTGATCTCTTCACCATAATTGAGCAGTGGAGCCCACTTTTCCTGCAATTGCTCGGAATGGAACATTTGCTTTTACCTTTTAGAATAGTTGTTTACGTTTGAATTATATTAAATTCAATTATTTGCTAAATGCCGAAAGAGTCTTCAGATATTTTGCCATCGATCCGGAGATCGCTTCCGGAGATGTGTCAACACCTTCGGACAGAGTTTCAGTTTTAGCCTTAGGAGCAATAGAAGCAAAATATGCTTCCTTTAGAGTCTCCATTTTCTCACGATATGCTTCTTCACTTTCAAACTCAACACCTTCTGCAAGGGAAGCGAGCTTCTCTTTCTGTGTTGCCGCAAGGCCCTCAGAAATTTCATCAAGAATGTTGTCAGCAACAGCCTCTGCAAGACGCTTATTGAGAGTTACATTCCTTTCGATTTGCTCGTTGAGTTTTGTCTCCATTTCATCAAGTTTTTCTACCATGCTCTCAAGAACATCATATTTATCTTCAGGGATTGTTACATAATGATCTTCAAAAAGTCCTCTTAAGTTATGGAGGAACGATTCAGTAAGTTCGGTCTTAAGACCATGCTCTATTGCTAGAGCATTCTCAGTAAACCACTCTTCCGCAACGTACTCCAGGTACGAATCTACGCGAAGTGCTAGTGATTCTTTGATAGATTCGACTTCTTCTAGGAGTTGCTCTTCGTATTGAACTTCAAGGTCTTCCTTGATTTCAGCAACCTTGGATAGAAGTGCGGACTCAAAGATGGTGCGAGCCTTTTCTTGGAATTCTTCAGAAAGATCTTCGCCAGAAAGGAGAGCATTAACATCTTCTTCGATGTCATACTCTTCTACTTCTTCCTTGCACTCTTCCTTTTCATCCTCATCCTCATCCTCATCTTCGTCATCATCCTCATCCGCTTCTTTTGCAGCAGCTTCTAGGAGTTCTTCGTCCTCATCGTATTCAACTTCCTCTTCCTCCTTAACCGCACCACTCATATGTGGCATAGCGTCGGCAGCTTTAGCACCTCTATTCACAACATCTCTCACTTGCTTGAGTGTTGCGCCAGGTGTCTTGAGTTTGGCTGAATCGTCGTCAGACTTATAGTTTTCAGGTGTAGGTCCACCAAGATCTTCCCAACTTGCAGTTTGTCCTGGAGTGTCTCCGGACAAATGTGCCATTGGATCTGCTGCACGTGCACCAGAATTCGCGGCGGTTTTGGATTGCTTAGTGCCTACTTCCATCTCTTGTAAATCTTCACGGGACATTTGAACTCTCCGATGTTTTCCTAGAATGAATCTATATTTATTTATAAATTAAAGATTTGCTAGAAACTCATTAAACAATTGTAGTTTATGTTCCTGCAATCTATGTTCGTCAACTAAAGTGTTAATTCTTCTTGCTGTGGACTCAGCGAGTTTTTCACGAAGGATTCCACCTTCCCAAACCCACTCTTTTCCCTCCATAATTCCCTGAACAAATGCATCAGGTGCAGATGGATCTGCCACAATATCGGCGGCAGTTGCAAGCATGAAGTCTTCACCAACTTCCATATAACCTTCTTTAGTCTGCCTTACAGAACCAATACCTCTTGAAGAAACTCCAAGAGTTACACCTTCTTTAAGAAGGGATTCTGCAATTTTGCCCATAGGAGTTGACAGAATTTGTGCCTTTCCTATAAAGTTATTACCCTCTTGAGTGAGAGCAACAATTTTATGAGAAACTCTGTCAAGATTCACAGTTGGTCCATCTGGATGCCCCAACTCTCCTAAAGCACGCCCCTTATTAATGTAACTTTCTGTATAACGCTTAACTTCCCTCTCCATTACAGGAAGGCGATATACTCTATTATTGCGGTTTGCCATTTCGGTTTGAAGAAATGGTCCAGTGATGAATAGAGTTTTTTTGCCGTTTATACTTTCAGTAATTACCTTTACTGATTCAATTTCCTCTGTAATAAGTAACATCTTAGGCATCTCCGGTAAGTTGAACTTGTTGGGCATAAAGTGTTCCTGATCCAGAAGTTGTTCGCGCAGAAACTTTAACCGATCTTCTTAAGACACCATCTGGGGAAGTGAATGCGGTTAAAATCCCCGCAGAATTGAACGAAATGCCAATTCCAGTAGAGAATACACCATCATAAGATGCCTTATTGTCTACTGAAATTACTTTTTGATGGGTAAAGTTCCAATATGATTGAAGTGTGGATGTGAATGTTACATAATCACCAACTTCAAATACAGTTCCAGTTCCTTCTGCGAAAGTTACGGAAGTGTATGTTCCAGTCGTCATACCAGCAACAACCTGCGTTCCAGTATCTAATGCCAACGTTGCAGAAGTTCCAGATGGAATGATGTAGTCTGTTACAACAGCCACGGGGCTATAACCAATTGCTACGTGAGCAGATGCTCCATCAGCAACAATGCGAAGTGATTTTGTTTGTACTGAGATTGGAACAGATGCGGCTGCTGTAGTAGTAATTGCAAAGGAAGTCCCAACTCCAACTGGTCTATGCGTCATTTTCTTTGGGCGTTTATTTAGTTATTTATTAATTTTATCAAGTTAGGTCATAAAATGCTAAAGATCCAATGGCATCACCGGTTCCAGATAAGGTTCTGATTGCCAAAGTAAGAGTATCACTTACTTTATCTTGTGTTCTACCAAGCTGAAGATCCCAGTTATACTCAGATTCTACAGAAATTGCCCCACCCGCTTGATTTGATCCAGTAATATACTGCCTATGGAAGATAAGTCCACCAGAAAGCGCAGTTGCAGATCTGTCAAAATGAGCGTTTGGTGATGCCGACGCAGAGAATGCTGCGCCAACCAAAGTTGTATTTTTAATTAATGCAATTTCATAATTTATATTATTGGACAATGGCAGTACCTGATAATCATGAGGAAGAATAATTGCATCCTCTCTTCCAGGGGATAGTGAATATGATACTATTGGTACAAATGTTAAACCAATTCCAGTTAAAGGTGCGGGCCTTGTTACAACGTCGGGGGCAACTTTTCTTTCATATCCTCCATTTGATTGAACAGTTACACACACTTGTTTTAGTGTAGATGCTGATCCAACATTTCCGTTATTAAAAATTTCATATCTAATTGGAAGAGATGCTGTGGTCATGTAGACGCCATCAAGATGATTGGCATGATTAAACTGATGTGCCACGATAAATTTTCCATCAATTATAAATCCAGATCTGAGTGCTCCTCCACCCAACCACTCAAGTTCAGAGAACATGATCTGAATATTATTTAAGTTTAATGTATATCCACTTGGACCATTTCCATCTAAGGTATCTAGATTCCAGTTAGATTGGGGAACAACAATCGAAGTTGAAACTCCACTCCTTGTGGTTCTCAGGACATAGTTTACATTAAAACCATCTTTCTCTAACAACAATCCATTTTCGGATGATGCATAACCAACTCTCTGAACCAAATTTGCCTTTGGTTCATTAAATACAAAGCTTTGTAAGCATTGTAAGGATTTTCCTGGTTGATATTTAAATACTCTTTTACTTTCGCGAATATACGAGCACCCAGAAGTTGATCCAATCGTGAGAGTTGCTGTGCTCTGGGATGTTATAATTCCTGAAGTTGATCCAGAACCAACAATCACATCATTATAGTCACCATCTTGACTATATCTGTGAGTGGAATCAAATAATGTATATGGATTTGATACTTTTAACCGTCCAAAAAGATCTCCAGAAAATCCTTTTCCAAGTGGCGATTGATCATATAAGTGAGACATTATACTACCCTCCAGGAATTACCTCTCCAAATAAACGTAAGCGATCCGTAATCATAAGCAAGAATTGCTCTATCCCTACCGTCAATTAAATCGGATCCTGATGGTAGAATTGTGATATATCTGTTGGTGCCCTTTGATGCTTCACCAAGCTCATCTTTAACTACAAATTTTTTGCCTTCCCTATCAGCATATGGAAGAGTAATTGTCACCGCACCAGCGTAATTTACACCAATATAATAGTCTTTATGAGTGACGGAATAAGTGGATGTGGTTACATAAGTAACTGGAACATCCATGTATGTTAAATTCGTCTCTCCACCACCACCCAGAGTAGATAGTTGTTGCTGAATTCTGGAGAGAAACTTTTTATAGTGATCCTGAAGTTGCTGCGCAGTGACAAAGTTCTGATTCAGGGGAGTTAGGGGATCATTTTGAACCTTTGTATCCGATGGTTCTGCCAAAAATCCTAAAGATTTTTCAATCAAAGTTTCCTCTTTGACCGTTTTTTTAGATGCTTTTGGTGATTTCTTCTCTACAGTTTTTAAACGATCGTAATAATCGGGAAGTTCGTCTAAGTGCTGCAACGCAATATATGAAGCAAGTTCTTTATTATTGGTATGCTCTGTTTCTACTTTTGTTCCCATTTCTAACTGTTTTTTTATCTTAGAGACGGGCACTTTATGCTTCTGTGCAATTTGATCAACTGTCTTATGGGATTTTAATTGCTCCCATAGAGCATCAAAGGATCTATCGATATCTCCAAGAAGAGAATCGATTGCTTGTTTTTGCTCCCTCTTTGCGGATCCTACAGCAGCAAAAAAATTAGAAAGATCTGACTTCCCAGTTTGATCCACAATCAATCCTCATCATTTGGTGATTGAAACATTGATGATGCAACAATTGGTCTTGCAACATCCACTCTTTCAGATGCTTTTGAGAATAAAATGTCTTTGATCTTGTCGCTAATGTCCGAAGGTGAACTATCAGCAACGATCATATCCATAAGGTCATCCATTTCCATATCTAATCCTTTGTTTAAGTGGTAAAAATTTCTTCATTATTTATATTTCACCACCCTTGGGTGGTTGAACAGTCGCTGCATCAGATTCAAGATCTGGTTCCATGATTGGATTACCTAGATCTGGAGATGCATTTGGATCCATCGGTTGTCCGGTTGCTGGATCAATAGGTGCATTTGGATCTGGAATTTCTCCATTTTCGATTTCTTTTTTAATAATTTGATCCTGCTCCTCACATTCTGAATCAGTCTGGCGAAGAATCTGCTTCCTGACATAATCCTTGGAGAAGTATTTTCCAACATACGGTTCTGCTGTAGCAACCAAATTCAATCTCTCTGTCATAAGTTCGGCATCCTTAAGTTCAGAGAAATGATTGTCATAAAGAAAATCATATTGAATGTGTTGAGACATTTTTTCCCAATCTTCTGGAGTAATGATGTTCTTAAGGATCAATTGAGTCTTAAGCATATCATTAAAAAGATTTGAGAATCTCATTCTCAAACGTCCAACGAACTTGGTGAATTTCAATTCGTCTCTGAGAATTTCTGATGATCTTCCTAGATTGAATCCACCATCACCATCCATTCTTGATGGAGGAACGTTTAGGGAGCGATATAACTTCTTCTTGAAATATTCAATATCTGTAATTTCACCAAGGTTTTGTCCACCAGGAAGAGTTGTGATTTCAGTACCTCTTCCACCTTCTCTACGTGGAAGCCAGAAATCTTCCAACATACTCATATACTTTTTATCATCACGGATCTCCCCAGTTGATGCATCATATACAAGTTTATTTCTATAGCGCATCATCACATCGCGCAAATATTGCTCTGCCTTCACCTTTGGAAGATTTCCTACATCGATATAGAAAATTCTTCTTTCAGGGGCCCTTGACAATCTATAGATCACGAGAGAGTCTTCAATCATTCTCAGTTGATTGAGTGACTTAATTGCTTTATGTAGATATGAGAGGCAAATACCTTTATTTCGATCAATTAATCCCGAATTGCAATATGCAACTGCATCCCTGGCAATCTTAATTCCACCATCTCCTCCCATGGATGATGGGTTTTGGGTGGTATAATTTGATTGTGGAGTAAAGATGAAATATTCGTCAATTTGTGGAAACTCATAGTCCAATGGATTTGTTCCACCAGTCTGCCTATAAGTTATATTTTTTCTATGGTCATCTTCCTTTCTTTGTTGACGAACGTAGCGGATTTTCATAGAGTCAATATATCTCAACTCCTGAATTCCTTCATGTGGATTTTTGAAATCAATTAATTTGTGGTAATAAATCCTTCCGTCGATATACCAGTTTCTATAAATTTCATGGCATTTTTTATTGAAATCCATCAATTGAAGAATGTATTTAAATTCATCTCTGATTTTTTTCTTAATACCATCACTAGCATTTAGATTAGATAATTCAATCTTAACTGGAACATCATTAGAGTCCGAAACAATTGCCTCATTCACAATATCTTCAATAGCACTATCACATTCTGGATGAAGAGCCATCTCACGATATCTTTTGATTAAGTCAAACTCAGATCTATAGACGCCTTCAATATCAACATATGAACCAAAAAAACCACTAGTTAGATAGTGATCAACGCCGTCCTCATTATTTTCGGGCACGGGTGACACTGTAGTGGGTGATAATTTATTAGAGTCGTCTTCAATAGAAAAACCAAACAAACGAGTCATTATTAGAGGATTAATTGATCTGCTCTATTTATCATAAAAAAAGACCCCCCTTTCGGGGAGTCTGGTAGTAAATATCTGATAAATCAAGCGCCAGCGCCAGCGGCTTCTGGATAGTAGTATTGAACCTGCATCTCTACAGTGAACTCTTCAATTGTGTCTGTTGACTCATATGAGAGATCAATTGCAGAAACGTTGGTTGGGAAGATGTCTACAAACTGATATTGGGCAAGAATCTCTGCATTTCCGGAGTTGGTTGCATTTCCTTGCTGAACAACAGGTGCTCTACCAAGTTGATAAACTTTTGCCATTCCCATATAATCTGCTGGATTGGTGAGACCAGAGTGATCGCCATACTGAGCGATATTCTGCATCCACGCCTCAAAGGACCTTCTGTGACTGAAGTTTTCATCGTTAATAACGGTGATAGTCCAGGTGTCAAAGGTTCTGTCGCCAGCAACCTTAAGAATACGTCCTCTGAAAGGAACATCTACGGGAGCAACGTTAGATGCTGGAAGGGCGGCCGCCTTACACAGGAATCTGAAGTTGTTTGCGTCGAATGATCCACCACCATCACCTTGAACGCCAAGGTTCACACCTGATGGAAATGTTACGTCAACCTCAAAGAGGTTGGGGCGGGCACCGCCGCCAACCAATTGGGATTTGAATTGAGAGATACCTCTTACTGGAATAGTTGCCATTTTTAAATCCTCTTGCTGTAGTTGTGTATATCGTTACGAATTTAAATCAAACAGTACCTGCAACCTCTTCAAAGTCAACTCCGGTGCGAGTTGCTACGAAGGTCAGGGTTACATAGTTAATGGACTTAGCAGGCTTCAGGAAGATGTCTGCTCTGAACTCATTATTATCGATTACATCAGGTGTGTTGTTTGTCTCATCGCAAACTACAAGGAATCCATAGAGACCTCTCTTCGCTTGAACATCACGTAGATATGGTGTTACGATATTTACGAAGTTAGATCTTGTGATTTGATCGTTCAGTTCAAAGAGTTGTGCTTGTGCGGTTCTCTCAAGTGCTTGCTCAACGGTCAAGAATAGACGACGAACGTTGATTCTATCGAACGCTGAAGCATATCCGAGAGCGGTCTTATCTCCGAAGAGAAGAATACCAATACCAGGCTGATTCACAATTGCGTTTACACGCTGTGGATACAGTCTATCTCTCTGAGCTTTGTTTGGATTGTATGCGAGTTTGATTGCATTATTGAGGATGCCTCTTTGCTGACCTGCAGGTGAGAACCAAGGATATGCAAAGATGCTTGTTCTTACGCACAGACCAGCAACATCTGGGTTGCAAGGAATGTAACGGAACTTGTTATTGAAGCGGTCATACATGTACTTATAACCACTATCAAATACAACATACGAAGATGAACCAAGTGAACTGAAGAATTCAATCACTCTATCAGTCTGTGTATTTGTATTTGTTAAGTCAACAACATCTGTACGATGTGGGGAAATCATTGCCATGCAATCTTTTCTAAGATTTGCGATGGAAATTAGATGATTTGCCTTTGCCTGCGACTCGTCTTTGTTGAGAAGTCCGGGACCCTGTAGAAGGTAATCAACAGCAATCTCATCTTTGTTGGAGAAGAGTTCATAACCAGTAATTAAATCTCCCAGTTCTGCTCTCATTCCTCCGGCTGGGGAGTAATCAACACCACCCTTAAGGTGATAAGTTACATTTCCAATGGAGCTAAAGACAATTCCCTGTGATTCGCGGTTCCAGGATCCATCAGATTCTGAAATTGGAGTATATCCACCAGCGGTGGTAAATCCAACTGCTCTTGGGTATGTATCATTATAAGGATCAGCACCTGTAGATGGATTGTCACCAACATAAAGATAATCTGAGAATTGTGCAATATACTCTTTCCAGAAAATCTTCTGAGGAGAATTAACCGCAGAGATACAATCCTTTGCCTTGGAAATGTTAATATGCTTCTCAAGGAGATTGCCTGTAATTCCAGTTACAGATCCGGTATCGTCAATAACGACGATGTGCATAGAATCATTCTTACCGCTTCTATCAGCAACATATCTGTTTGTCTGTGGTTTTGGAGCAATAGATCTCCAATAAATCGAAGCATTTGTGAGTTCAAGTTTTTGTGATTCGTACCAATCCTCAACTTCTGCTGCAATGAATCCAGTACCAACACCCAATCCAGAATTATTTCTGAATGTGAGGGAGTCATTTTTGAGGAATGAGAATGCTCTGGCAAGCTCTGCATACTCAATTGCAGTAGCTACACCTGCGGAAGTTACTCTTTCAACGATCTTAACGTCAATATAGCTATTTCCAGTTGCATTGGTTGTAATGCCAGTAATGATGCCTCTAATGGATCCTGTAAAGAGCTCTGTGGCACCTACACCAGCAAATACGCTATTAATGCCAACTGTAACTGCATATCCAATTCTGGCACCAATATTGCCCAAGTTGGCAGTGGCAATACCAATAGTTTGATCTGCCAAGTCATCGATCATGCAAACTTTGAGATTGTTTGCCCAAGTACCTGGATTCTTCGCAGCAAAAACATAGTCGGCAATGTCATCTGCCCAATTTGCCTCATAATCATCAAAATTCTTAATCTTAACCGCTGTGGTGTATGCAATACCAACGCCAGCATTGGCGTTATTTAAGTAACCGCCATCAGCTCTTACAACTTTGAGAATTCCACCATATGACAGGAAAGAAGATGCACTCAGCCAATACTCATATTGTGCATCAGTGGAAAGTGGCTTACCGAATGTCTTAATAAGTTCTTGCTCGGTAAAGATGTCAATTGGGTCTTCAACTGGACCGATTGCAAATGGACCCGCAATTGCTCCAATATTATCTAGGACATTATCAGCTCTTCCTACTGTTAAATCAACCTCCCTAATAAGTACACCGGGAGACAATTGAGGAGTCGCCATGTTTTCTGCTCCTTGAAACTCAGATATTTCTAAAAATATTTATTATTTTGGAGATTTACATGTAGTTCCACATATGCGACATATCTCCATATTCGTCAGTGAACCATCTTTCGCCAGTTTCATCAACAAAACTACTATCTTCTGTCCCGTCTACAATAAACCCAAATGGTGCCATGTCTTGATCTATCTGGTTCTTTTGCTCCTCATATAATCTCTTTCTAACATCTTGGTCAGTTAATTCTTTGAAGTAATCTTGTGCCACTAACCAAGCATAAATCACCAAGCACATGGCTAGGTCATCATTACATCCTTCCTCTGCTTCAAATGAATTATGCTTTTGAATGAATGTTGTCAGTTCACTCATTATGTCATAATCCCAAAATTGAAGTTTATCCTCTTCAATCATGGTTTTGAGGTTGAGAGAACCGACCTTCTTCACTGTTTTGGACATTTTGACGCCCATTTGTGTCTTCTTACCGGAAAATCCTTGACCAACAATCTGTCCCGCTCTTCCTCTCATGGAACACATGAGTATATTCTGGTATTCCAAATCATAGTGAAGAATACTTGCAACCTGATCTCCAACATCATTTACTTCACATAAAATATATGCATTGTTATAATTCTTAGCCACTTCATAAATTATACTTGGAAACAACATGGGTTTAATCTGGTTGTTTCTATATTTTGCCACAACTCTGTGTGGAAATGTCGTGATGTCAACAACAACAAATGCAGAATAATCCTTTTCAACACCTCTTGCAACGTCAACTGTAATTAGATAATCATGATACTCTTCTGACTCAAAGTATACATCTAGTCCACCATTACTCAAACTTGGTGTTTCATATACCAAAGATCGTAGTTTACTTGGAGAAATGAGTGTATCAACTGATCCAAGGAATTCGCATTCAAACTCAACCTTGAATTGTGCTTCAGAAGTGTTTGCAATTGTTTGTGCTTTCCACTCCACATCGCGACCAGGAACTTCTGACCAATGAACATCCGTTGGAACGTATTCATTCTTTCCGCGCTCAGCATCGTGCCACATGCGGTAGAAATGATTCATACCATGTGGTGTTGATACAATAATAACTTTGGTTGACTTACCAGAAGTAATTGTTGGATAAACGGATGCAAAGAATGAATCTGCAATATGATTTGGAACGAATGCAAATTCGTCCAAGAATAGAATGTTGAAAGACATTCCTCGGACAGCAGATGCTGATGTGGAAGCTGCTAAAATTTTGGATCCATTTTCGAGCTCTAAGGACCCTCTGTTCCACGACAAGATGCCTTGCTGCATCCACTTGGGCAAATTCTCATATGCGATCTGCAACCTACTCAGCAACTCTCTTGCAGTGGCTGCTTTGTTTGCCAGAATGCCAATGTTTACACTATCATTAAATACGGCATAGTGCAAAAGAAAGGACACCACAGTGGTTGACTTTCCCGTTTGCCGTGGCATCTTGCAGATATTAAATCTGTGATCATGAAAGTTTTGGATCAATTTCTCTTGAAATGGATACATCCTAAATGGCTGCAATCCATGATCAAGTGTTACAATTTGAATGTAATTCTGTGTAAAATATACAGGATCTTCTTTACATTTTATAAACTCAAGAATTTGCTCTTGAGTAAACTCCATTTGTGTATTCGCTTTTTTCAGATTGGGATTGCCCAAGTAAATATCATGACCCATAAATTATTACCAAATACTCAAAAAATAAAACTTAAATTCCTACCACTTTGTTTTATCGGCCCAATAGGCAGCAGACATTTTTCCTTTCGCAATATTCTTTGCATGTCTTGCTTTAAAGCTCTGACGGCGCTTTGCATATGCTTCAGATTCTCCCTCTTTCTTTGGAGATCCTTTTACACCTCTTTGCCCAAACCGAATAATCTTTTCCTTTCCACCCTCACATGCCTTTACGACATGAGATTTTCCGGTTTTGGAGTCACCAACTGCTTGTGCTTTGGGTTTATTGCAGGGCATAGAGTCCTTATCAATACCCTCCCTAACCTGCAAAAGCATTCCTGGTTCAAAATCCGTGGCAACTTTATATCTGATCAGTCTTGCTCCTGGATATACCTTATTAATTTGATCAATTACTTGTTGTCTGGTTGGGAATTTTGCTTGCGCAAAAAACATCTTGTGCAAAAAATTCCTACCTCTCCAATAAACCTCAACACTAATGAGATTTCCTGTTACTGCATTTATGCGACGAACTGCCTCTTTAAGTTCATCAGAACATATGCATGGATTCTTTTCGCATACGGGACAAACTGATTTTGAGCACTTTGAGCATTCATCACAATCATCACATTCTCTTTTTGCTTCAGATACTAGTGCAGATAAATTGGTTTTTGTCAGGTCCGTTGTGCTTTTATTCCTATGTTCTTGCATGGCCATTCTAATCATTCTGGCCTGATTTTCTAATTTATCTCTCTTGTCACATCCACCCCTTTTTTCACATCCTCTTTCAGATTGTGCCTTTTGATCCTTATCGAATGCCTTAAGGCTCATTTTTTCTAAAGGAAGTGGTTTTTTTCCTTCCTGAATTTGATTGTGATTTTCGTATTTCATCGTCTATGATGGTGGATCCTCTGATATATTTAGTAATCCCCATATTCATTATGTCGCGACAGTGCTCAAATTTCCAGAGTTGTCAACAATTAGTCTATATTTAGTGGCGTTTGCAGAAGTTAGGATCACACCTTCATTCGTGCTCACGCCAACCCTACAGTCTCCTGTGATAGTGGTGACACCAGTAATTCTTCCATTTCCAAAAACAGTTAAGGCATCAGTTGCTGTTGTAGTTAAAATTCCAATATCACCCTTTCTAATCAGAACATCATCAGTTGCATCTATAAATTCAACGGAATATGTGGCCGATCCGGAATTGCTGAATAGCATATCTCCAAGCACATTAATTGTGACATACCACCCTTCAGTTCCGGTTTGCTCCTCCAAGTAAAGTGCCGCCTCACCAACCGAAGATGTAACTGGTATTGTTTTAATAGAGAGAGACCCTCTACGAGTAACAAAGTTAGATACATCCCCAACTGAAAGGAGAGATATATGAAGATCGGATCCAATAGCAACTCTTCCATTATTTGAAAAGTTCATATCAAATGATGTGCTACCAATTCCAACGTTCCATGGATTAACAGCGATAATTGTTGTAATACCTGCAGATTTTTCTATATAAACCTTTCCATCTGTGCTATTGATTCCAAATTCTCCTGGGAGGAGATCTGCTGTCGTGGGAATCTTTCCAGCTACTGATGAGCGCCTTGCTTGGATAATTGATTCTGCCATTATTTTTCAATCACAATTGGTTATGGAACAAGAACGGTATTAACAACTCCAGCATTAGTTACATGCAATCTATACTTAGTTCCATTTTGAGAGGTTAAAATTATTCCAGCAGCTGTGCTCACACCAACCCTACAGTCTCCTGTGATAGTGGTGACACCAGTAATTCTTCCATTTCCAAAGACAGTTAAGGCATCCGTGGAGTTTGTAGTTAAAATGCCAAGATGACCTTTTCTAATTAGAACATCATCAGTTGCATCTATAAATTCAACAGAGTTTATTGATGAGGATGAATTGTTGAAGTTGAGGTCCCCATCAACGTCAACCGTCATGTACCACCCCTCATTACCAACTTTCTCCTCAAAATAAATTGCAGAATCTCCAAGAGTTCCGGTTGTTGGTATGGTTTTTACTGCAAGAGAACCTCTAACAAATGAGGTGTCAACATCTCCGATTGTAAGAAGACCTGCATATGCATCAGTTCCAATAGCAACTCTTCCATTGAGATGATACATGTCAAATGAGGTACTTCCTATTCCAACCGTCCATGGATTTACGGGAAGGACTGTCGTAATCCCCGCAGATTTTTCTATATAAACCTTTCCATCTGCGCTATTAATTCCAAATTCTCCTGGAAGGAGATCTGCTGTCGTGGGAATTTTTCCAGATACTGCGGAACGTCTTACCTGAATAATTGGTGCAGCCATTGCATTACATTAGTAGTGGTATATACCGTCATTAACTCAATATATGTATATTGAGTCCCCTCATATGAGGGGATTTGGTCTTATCTTATTTATGAATTTTCACCCCTAGGAGTTTTCTTCTTTGACTCGGCGGAAGATGCATTTAATGCTTCAATATGTGATCTCAAATGATCATTCTCTGCCATTAAAGATTCCACTCTTTTCTGTAGAGTGTGAATCTGGGTTTCATATACAATATTTGAATTGAACAACTCAAATGATTTGCTCTGATACGATGCAATAACAGATCTCAAATCTTCTTCAGACATAGACATAAAAAAGAGGAGTAAATTACTCCCCTATTTATCAGGTTTTTATGGATTAATTTTAGAAGGTTCCACCATCTACAACTATATTCTGAAGTTCTCTTTGTGATGTTCCTCCATTGTATCCAATAACAACGTTTTGACCTGCAGTATCGTTTATCCAAACTTGCCCAACCTCAACTGATGCCCAGGCAGCAACTGTTAATACGGAGGATGTTTCTGTTACGGATTGTGCAATTGCAACTCTAGTTGCACTATCATCCCAGAAAATAGCAGCTCTTCTGAGTTGAGTGTCATACCAGTTCATGATCAGACCAAGATCCTTATTCAGGTCCGATGCGGGAACCGATCCATCAACAACACCAAGCTCAACTAGACTATCTTCAACTGTAAGTGAAGTTGTGTTTACTTGAGTGGTGCTTCCGTTTACATACAGGTTGCCACTAACTGTGAGGTTCTGAGCAGCTGTAATATTTCCGGAAGTATCAATTGTCGCTGCGTTTGTGTTATTTGTATGTCTAATTGTAGCAACGTCAAGGGTTGGAACATCCAGAGAAGTTGTAATTACAACATCATTTGGAAGTCCTATTGTTACTGTTGATCCAGATGCTGCGGTGTCAATTTCATTCGTAGATCCGGTAATTGTAAGAATGTGGGAAGATGGAATTGCATCACCACTTTGTGTTGTTACGCGATTTAAATAAGTTGTTCCAAGAGAAACTGCACCAGATGAAACTGAGAAGTCGCCAGTGGTAAAGGATGCAACACCCTTTACTGACGTAGAAGCATTGACTCCAGCATATGTTACTGTATTTGGAGTTCCTTGAGCAACAGTAACGGTAATACCGGTTCCGGCAGTGACCTTATATTCAATAGTTTCTCCACTATCAACCTGAGCATTATTTGCAGCGTTGCCATCAGAAATAATAAAGTTGGAAAATCCTCCTGCGGGTGTAGCCCAGGATAAAGTTCCATCACCAGCAACTTGAAGAAAGTTTCCTGCAGAAATTGATCCTGGCCAAGTATAAGTTAGATCACCGGAAAGGGAGTCTGGGGATTTATGTGCAACATAATTGGATCCATTACCACTACCTTCAACCAATCGAACAGAGGATCCTACAGTTGGTGTTTCCCTATTCCAGTATCTTGCTGAACCAACCAGAGCATGAGTTGACCCAGTTCCAACATATAATTCTAGTTTATCCGTAGTAAATACTGGTTCACCTGCCAATTTTGAAGCAGTTCCTATACCAGTTTGATTGCCTCTTTTAAATTGAATGGTTGGTGCTGCCATTTTTTGATCCTTTCTACTAGAGGTCTATTCTTCTATTGATATTTATAGATATTAAAACGTTCCAGCATCCAAATCAATTCGATCATCGAGTTGAATATCCAACTCGTTAAGGAAATTACTTGGTAATCCTGGTTGAATTGTTTCGGTTGTAGAAGATGCGCTTAGAACAAGATCTGGATTCACATCTTTCCATTTTCCAGATGCTTGGTCGTACATAAGAACATATTTATCATTAGTTCCGCTAATTTCTACATCTGTTAAATCGTTGAGTGTGGCCACTGATGCACCTATCGATACTTGGAGTGTGGGTGAAAATGTAACCTTATATGAATATGGAGTGCTTGATTTTGTATTATAAGAATAACCACTAATAGAAGTCGTTACTTTATATGTCATGCCGATACACTCTCCTCTACAATTGCAGTTCCCTTAAGAACCTTTACCTTATTTCCACCTAGAGTTAAAATTACGTCGAAATAATTTCTTCCTGCAGATAAATTTGCAGTTTGCTCACCAGTTAAAGATAATCTAATAGTTCCCGTTCCGGTTGTAATTGTCTTACTAAATTCTTCATATGCTGTCGCTTCTGGGTGTTTGCGTATCCTTGCATATGAAGTTGTTAATCCGGAAAGAACTGCCGTAGATTGATCAGGATCAAATAGAGTAAACGTAGCTTCAAAGTACGTTCCTTTTTCAATTACTAAGGTTGTTACTTCTGCAGCTGCCATTTTTCTTGGTTTTTAACTATTTATCTAAATTTAGATTATTCTTAATCAACTTGGATAGATCTGCTGTTGACCCAACAAAAAGAGCGTTTGTTACATTTGTTGGACCCTTAGATGTGGTCTCACTTTCAACATCTTTTAATTTCTTTTGAAGATCCAGAAGTTTATCAGCTACATCTCCAACGTTTTTGATTAGCTGACCTGCGACTTCATATGCCCTTGCTTGCTCACCCTCTTGGGCGAGTTCCAAAATACCATCAATCGCAGTTTGCCCCTTTTCTATCAGGGAATATAGATTTGCCCTTGTATATTCATAATCGGATTTTACATCGTCCCCCGATTTATTTGGAATTTTGGTGAGATCATCTTCCACCTTTACAATCTCACCGACTTCAACATCTACATTAAAAGTTTGATTTATTGATTCAAACTGCTTTTCGCTACTCATACTTACCACCCCAAATTATTCATGAAATCCAAAATCATCACCAAATTCTATAAGCGCATCATCTGCCGTGGTGATTAATTTGACTTCGGATCCAGAAACATGTGATGTTCTTGTGGTGCCATCAACTCCTCTTTGAACAAAAAGGACTCCATTAATTTTATTTTCTACATATATAGTTTCATTATCAATTGTAATGTAACTTTCTTTTGGTATTGGTCCAGGATCACTCACCTCAAGGCTACTTAGTGTCTCATCAATATCATTAGAAAGTAGTGCTATAGTATTATTACTATAACTTTGAAGTGCTCTTGGTTCTGCAGTATATACCAAATCTCTTGGAGTGAGTCCAGATCTTGCTCCAGATGCAAATCCAATAGAAACCTTTTTGATAATATCCCTTTCGATATTCTTGGAAGAAACTGGGCCAAAAAGATATAATTTTGCAATAAATCTTAGTTTATAAATTAATGCTCTTCTTGTCTGAAAATCTCCTTCATAACTATCATCCATGGTCATTCCCTCAAGGATGATAGGAATATCTCTTTTTTCGCCAATAGATTCCAACATATCAATTGTCAATGTATATGCTGGTTGAAAATATGGAAGAATTTGCTCAACAATCTGAAGCATATCTTCGTTCAATTTTGTCATAATGCTCAGTTCAAATTCAACATTATATGGAACTGGCATATAGGTTTTTCTTATCTGAGTACCATCTTCCGCCAATCCAGATAGAAATGATTGTGTTGTGGTGACTTTCCTTGAAGGATCATACATCATATTAACATACTCAAATGACATTCTTGGTAGAGTAATTTGAGTTTGCTTATTCAGATCAGATGGAGTTTGTTCCAACCTAGCTAGAAACTTTTGCGTTGGTCCATATGCCAAAGGGACTTTTTGGGTGGATATGGTCTGATCAGAGGAGTTCAGATGTTTGATTTGAATTCCATTAAAAAGGGATCCAAAAGCAACAACAGTCTTCCTTATGATTTCGTGATAAAAATATTCAAACATGATCGGGATTTGCGTTAACTATATTTAACAAAGTATTATGGCATACCAAATGGATTTTCTTCCGAAAAATCTATGATGCCTGCGGATTCATTTTGTAATTCATCATTTTGTGTATAAGGATCTGATATATCCTCCTTATTATTATCAAAGAAAATTGTGAACGATGCATTAGATGTTTGTCCAACAATTTGTTCACCCTCAATAAATTCTCCAGAAATAATAGCAACTTCAAGAGATCCTGTTGTTACATCATAACTTCTGACTCTTGCCGTGGTGGAGCTGCTACTTCCAACAACTACCTCATTAAAGGTATATGTTCCTATCCCACTTACACTTGGACTAGTAAGAGTGATCGTTGGTGGAGAAGTGTATCCAGAACCACCATCAATAACTCTAATTGCTGTTACATTACCAGTGGTGCTATTGATATACGCCACTCCACGTGCAGTAATTCCTGCGCCAGGAGAACTAAATGTGACAGTTGGTGGATGAATATATCCAGAACCTGCATTTGTGACTGTAATTACGCCAACTGTTCCATTAGCAACTGTGGCGGTTGATATTGCCCCCGCACCGCCACCACCAAGAATAATTACAGTTGGTGGCTTTGCTGGTGATAAAGAGTATCCACTGCCGGCATTTACCAATTCAATTCCTTGAACTCTACCCGATTCCAGACCATCACAATCAACCAAACCATCTATCAAAGTTGCAATACCAACAGCAGTTCTACCACCGACAGTTGGTGATGATGATATTGCAACTGTTGGCGGGTTTTTATAATCATGCCCTCGATTGCTAAGTGTGAAAAGTCGAATACCTCCATTGACAATACTTGCAGTTGCTACTGCGGTTGTTCCAATACCAATTAGTCTTAGAGTCTGAATAAATCCAGATTCAATGGCACTATCATCAATCTCTTCAATGGACGTATCTATGACTTCATCTTGATATCTGAACAGTTCACATCTCAACTCATATGTATAATTTCCTTTTAATTGATAGAACGGTTTTTCGTGCTCAACAAATTTAATTTCAAATAATCTATCTCCAAGTGGGAAATAAATTAAATCACCTTCTTTTGGTCTTGATGATTCTTTAATGCCTGGAGTGCCCGTGATTAGCGGAGAAATATAAGATTCAAATCTCTCTCTAGAAATTTCAATAACAAGTTCATTTAATGCCTGAATACCAAACTTGGATAGAATTTGGGTATTCTGCCCATATCCATCATAGTTGACCAAGTACGCTTCTATTGGATATGCGTTATTGAATTTGGATTCAATAACTTCCTCAATAATTGAATTTTGAGTTATATATTGGCGTGGAATATAATGCACATCAACGCCATGAATTTTCAGATGCTCATTAATGAGATCCTGAATCAATCCCTGCTCACCGGCAGATCCTTGTAGAAAAAATGGATTAAGCATATTATTAACCGATCATATCCAGAGGTGGAAGTTCATATGTGCTAGACATCTTATCCATGATCATATCTATTTCTCTCTGTGCATCATCATATAATTGGCGACCATTTAGTTCAACACCTCCGGGGAGCTTTACTCCTTGGTATTTAATTAGATTCTGCCCCCACTGTCGTTTGATTAGAGCAGTTAAATACAACTTAAGGAATGAATCATTCCACACTCTTGCATAATCATTTGGATTGAGAACCTTATATGTGTCAAAAATAAGAAATTGTCCAGCACTTACGGAAGACCAATCAATATCCAAATATAATCTATCCATTCTTTTATTGAATCTAATCTGCTTCTGAGTCGTTAGTAACCAATCAATATCTTCAAGATATGTTTTCGTCATTGCATAGGAAAGCATTTCAATTGCCCCCCAGTAATATACGTCATTCAAGAAAAGTTGGTACTTAACACTAAACATATTTCGGGAAATGGTATTAGTTCCTTCAAAATGGAACACCTTTGTAATACCAATCACATCTGGTGGTATTTGTAAATAATTTCCAGTTTCATTAAAACTAAATGAAGTTGTTAGTCCAACATTATGACTTACTGTGGTTGTTGTGATTCCAACTTTCTGTTGTCCACGGTCAATATCATCCTGAGTAATCTGATACTTCAGGAATACTTGAGAAACCCCATCAAAATGCCTTTCTTGAAAAAACTGAATAGCATCATCTACCAAATCATCAATTTGCTCATCGGCAACATTAATTTCTAGGACAGGAGCTCCTAATTTTCTTTTACAATAATCAACTAGTTCTTGTCTGGTAGATGGTTGTGCCATTATTCTTCAGGACCTAGAAAGTGGGAAAGGGGTGTTTGAGATAGAAGTTCTTGTTGAGCTATGTATAATTTTATCGCGTTTTTAGCAACAATCCTAAGAGTCTCAAGATCCTCAATACTATCTATGCTTCTTGACATCTTTTCATATTCAAAAAGATTGCTGAGGCAAGATAATTCAATTTCAACTGGTTGAACCATTTGCAATGCTCCTCAAAAGATTTTTAATATCATTAAGATCATTCTTTATGGAGGAAATTTCTTCCTCCATATTTTTTATTTTTTGTGCATCTTTATGTCTGGTTTGATACGACGCAACATATTTATTGTATCCATCAATATCAGTATTCACTAAACCATTGGAATAAGTATCCCTAACTAAATGATCTCTATCCTTTACTTTAATATATTCCATTTTGTTACTATGCCGTTGGTCTGAGAGTAGCAATTGCCCTCAAATCTTTTAGAATTGGGGGTGTTGCCTGATTTTCAGATGCCATTACAATTTTAATAGCAAATCCATTGAAATCTGGCAGATCATCAACTGAATACTCATAATCTTTAAATGATCTATCGGAAGATTCTGTGATGTTTGAATCAGCAGAACCATCATTTCTTGATGCATCAACAACTCTCTTAATTCCATCCCCATCAATTTGATAATTCAAATATCCAGGGAAAAGTTCATAATTTTGAGAAGCTTCTGGAGCATCATCTCTGAACAATTGATATAAAACGCGAACGTCATTCATATCATTTCTACTAGCAGTCAGAAGAACTTTCAGGGAATTGGCTGGAAGCTTGAGTCTGACTGGTTTGGAGATATAGATCGCAGAGTGCTTATCTTTATCTAGTGACCTTACGGTATCATCATCTGCATAAGTTGCATCATCTCCAATACCAAGTGGATTGTTGATCAAGTTTGTTGTCAAAATTGCAGCAGTTTGTATAGTATCGATTACAGGAGATACTCTATCATCACTTGTTTTTAATAAAAATTCAAACGATAAGGAACGCTTTCCTGGTGAATTTGTAATAAACCTTTCCTCATTGACTCTAGAGCATAGTAATCTTGGTTTAGAGAAATATGTTGAGTCGTCTAGAGAAATGTCAATAAATCCATCGTCTTCGAAGGACTTTTCTTCACCACCAACGCTAGTTCCAGTAAATGTACGAAGTCTAGTAATCAGATTTGTTTTTGCTGGAATAATGGTAGCAACGTTGGGAGTAATCATTTCATATTGAATATTATTCGTCAGAACAGTTCCAGATCTTCCGCCTTGAATTGTGGACTTCCAATATAAATCTGTTCTATTTGATCCAATACCAACACCTTCGAAATCAGTAGCGCCTGTATCAATCTTAATATGATAACTATTCAAATCAATTGGATGATTATTGCTTACTTGAGCAAAATTGTGAACTTTATTCAATCTACGAATTGAAATTCCATTGAACTCATACTTGTATACTGGAGCACCAATAGCGTATGATTGTGCCTGAGATCCGTCTACAGATGGACCCCTTGCAATGCCAGTTAGTTTCCCACCACTTGCCCCGGTATACTTAATCACTTCATTTCCAATTTGAACATATCCTGGATTTGCAGATGAAACTGACAATCCCTCAAATGTATCAAATCCGGTTGTTGATGCAACTGAAATACTAGTCGCTTCAGATGATGTTACAACTTGCGTTGTAGTAGTATTGATTTCATTCAGAGGTGGTCTAAACTCTGATATTTGCACATAGTTTTCAGTTGAGTGCATCATGTGATTTGCATGGAATACCTTCATATGACGACCATCATAATATTGATCTTCGGTAATTGTTCTAATAGTTACGCCTGCGCCAACAATAGTAGATATTCCGGAAGAATTTTTGTATCTAAGTGTTGTTACACCAACGGCGAACGTTCCTTGAACTTCATCGAGTAGGAATGAGTTGTTTGATGCAATTGTTTTAACGACAACTCTGCCACCATATCCAACGTTCTGTCCTAATGAAGGAACAAGAAGAGAATCTCCAACTTGATACCCATGTCCAGGATTGACAATAGTAACACTATTGATCACATTTGAACTCACTACAACATTTGCAGTTGCTCCTTGACCATATCCAGTTTCTGTAACTAGTGATATGCTACTAAATGTTCCATTTGTATATCCTGTTCCAGCATTTACTACTGTAACACCTGTTCCAGTAGTGATCGATCCAGCAACACCAATTAGAACTCCTGATGCACTACCTTGAATAATATTTACTCCAGGAACAACATTGGCACTATATCCAGATGTCTCTGCAATACCAATTAGAATTCTCTTAGAAAGTGGTCGGAACTGGTTTGCACCGGTTACGGTGGTCAATTGACTCCTCAAATCAATCTTTGGATTGTAGAATCTGGTCAGACCTTCATCTACAAATTCGGCTCTATTAATTTTATATTTCAGATCTTCTGCCTGCGCGGGCGACCAAGTTGATCCATTTTGTGACTTGAATAGACTTCCCAACGTCGGTTGTTGTGACATCTTAATTCCAGTCTTAATGTCCCTTCCACCAAGTTCACAGATAAACACTCTATAATTTGGACTATTTGATTGAAGGACAATTGCAAATTCTGATGTTTGCTGACTTCCAATCGGCGCCTGTCTTACGACTTGAGATCTTGGTCCTGGTAGATATACTGGAGATGGAAGCGTAAATCTAGTTGGAATGGACCCATCCGCACTAGTGTTGACTTGATCTGGGATTAAAGTGACCTCAGAAAGTGGAATTACGACATTGCTAGGCACTCCCGCAATCATTGGACGCAGTTGGAATGTTACTGGAATTGTATCATCTTTGGTTTCAAAGTATACATCAACTGACGTTATAAACACCCCAGTGTCATCTGGAATATAGAATGATTGTGCCAAAGGATCCCTTGTCTCCCAATTTGGTCTTGTTGGTTGAGTTGGGACTGGTTCATGCGTTGTTGTATTAGTAATTGTAGTTACATTACGTTTTCTTGCCGGAATAATTGTGACATTTCTTGTGGTAATAATATTTGTTTCGGTTACATTCGAAATACCGCCCGACACATATTCTGCCTCAGCAGAACTTTCGCTTACTTTAGTATTACTAATATACTCATCTCTTTCATTGATTAGATCCAGAGATGGAACATCAATTACCATAAAGGTATTTTCGCCATTAATCCACTGTGGATTGCCCTGAATCGCTGGATCTGGAATGAATAGTGATCCAATCAATCTTCCACTATTGTCAGAAATTAAACGAATATTACTCTTCACTACAGCAACTGCCCCAGAAGATGCTCCGATCAATCTCATATTTGGTTTAACCAAACCATAATATTCAGTTTCCGATGGAAGTTGAAGAGCTCTTGTATCAACGTTTAAGAAAGTTGATGACTCACTATAATCAGATGGGGGAGTTGATTGTGTGTATGGAATTAATTTATAGGTTTCTGTTGGACTATTATGGGGTCCAACCTTATGATTAGGAGTGCAAAGACGGAAACGTATATCACCAGATGTGAAGTGGGGATCAACAGTAACAGTTTCTCCAATTTTGAATCTACCCGAAACCATTTGAATTTCAAGAAGTTTTGGAGTGATGTACTTATTTACGTCAATGCCTTCAAAGAAAGAATAGAATCTTGTAACCGGTCTTAGTCCCTTAACATCAAACTCAACGTTTCTGCTTCTAGCATATCTAATAATCTCAGTCCAATGTGATGTTTGTTGCTCAACAGAATCTCTGACAATAATTTCTTGTGGAATTACAGTAGTTACTGTATTACTTGTAGTTCTCGTTGTTGTGGTTGTTTGTACCTGCTCTCCTGGAATAGTCTCTGTAGTCCTGGTGCTACCAATCCAAACTCTTTGATCTGAACCATTAGCAACGTCAACTGCAGTTGTAAATTCTGTAGTTCTGTTTCCTTCCTGAATAGTTCCAGTTTCTCTACCAACGAATGCTCTTTGATCACCGTTTCTAACATCAACCCCTCTTCTACTGGTTATAGTTCCTCCTGTTGGTGGGAGGTCGGTATTGGAGAATCCTGGTTCGGTGGCGTTACCAGATCCAACAAGAACTCTCTGTGGGGGATTTTGAACATCAACACCCGCCCATGTTTGTCTTCCTTGTCCAGTATTTGAAACTCTAGCTCCAACAACAACTCTTTGATCGCCGTTTGTAACTACAATTCCCCAGAATTGAGATGTTGTTCTGGTTCTTGGCGGAGTTGTTCTAACTGGACCATCAACGACTACATTTTCAGTGATCGTTATATTTTCATCTGGTAGAACTGTTGTTGTGGTTACTTGATTAAATGTGTGTCTAACCAATTCACGTTCTTCTACCCAAATATCAATAGGGGGATGAAGTTCAATAAATCCTTCCCAATACCTAACCAAGAATGGAGTGACACTCTCAGTCTTGGTTGCATATGGTTGCTCATAATACAACTTTTCTTGGTATGCAAGTGTAACCAAATCGCCAGTTTTTCTAATCTTAGTGGTTCCAAGATTAGTAACAAAGCTATGATCCAAATCGGGATTATAAACAGTAGTCACTCCATCAATAACTTCAGAACCAATTTGAAGTTCAACGCACGTTGTGTGATGATTTGGTCTCAAAGTGGCAGTTGTGGTATCAACTGTTGCTCTAAAATTGATATTATATTGATCTTGGAAATCATAATTGTTAAAATTATCAACAAAGAAACCACACTTAAATCTATCGAGTCCAGTTTCTGCATCGCGAATCTGGAAATTCTCTGTCTTTTGCTCAAGCATATTGAGAGTTGTATATCTTTCAACTCTTTCAATTCTATTTTCAAGTAAAGAAATATCGGACATACGATATCTCTTATGAACAGACATGTCAATGCCAATACTAGGAACATTATAAACAAATGGTGGAATATAGACAGTTGCAATATCTAATGCATTTGCCTTGAGTAGTGGCGGAACTGGTGTGTCTGATGGAGTTCCCTGAGACACCTCAAATGTTCCGTCTGGATTTAAAAATACCCTATCAATTCTACCAAGATAATATGTTATGCTAGTAACTAGAGTTTCATCGGGAGCAAGTATATACTTAGAATATTGCCCATCCGAAGCAAAATTTCTTGCACTAAATTCAAATGGAGATTTGGTACTTGATGTTGAGTATTCAGCGACACGTGGGCGAATATCAATGAAATCTGTCAGTCTTTCACCGTTCCACAAATATACATCGTGCTTATAATTTTCAGCAGAATAGCTATTTGCGCTAATAAACTCACCAGTATCATTAGAGTCAATAGTATAATTTTGGAATACAACCTTTATTCTTCTTTTTGGTGCAATTACATTTTTCTTTCTAATAATTCTTCCATAATCATAGATAGTATCTCTCTGACCAGTATCTGCTGAGAAATTTTTAGTTATGTTTTTGGATCCAGCACTAATTGCCACTACAGTTGCTTGAGTCGTGCTCTCTTTCCCCTTGATAACTTCATCTACACTGAACTTAAAGCTATTTAAGTACACATACTCCAATTTATCAGTGTCTCTTCTGGCGACAATGATTGCAGTGGCTCCAGTAGATGATCCAGTAATCCACTCACCAATTGTAAAATCTACGTTATTGTTGGTTGGTCCACTAAATGCAGATAATTGTAAATATGGAAGAGATGGATCTGATGTATCTTCTGATTCATATATTGCCAGAACTCTTACAACATCAGGAACATTCAGACAAATTTCATCATCTTGAACTCTAGTTCCATATACATTATTATAGGTCAATCCATCATTGAGAGTTGTGGTTCCAATTCCGGAAGATGCTTCTGATGATCTATTAATGACTAAGGTATTGACCTTTTGTAATTTTTTAGTTTTTGAATTTGGCTTTAAGTTTTTAACGGTCGTGATTACATCTGCAGTTCCACTTGCAACAGTAAGTCCGTAGAAAGTCAAAACCTTTCCATTTGCAGAAAGATTGTATTTATCCCGTCTCATTGGCTCAATTGAACCGTTTGAGTATGTGATTACAAATCTATCTTCGTCAAATGATTCAAAGTAAATATCAGTATCATTTGCATCAATTGTTATTGAAAGTGAGTTTCCAGATACAGAAATATTTGAATATAACCGTCTCTGTACGACCTCGCCTTCTTCAATGCTCAAGGATACGACATTATTTGCACCCAATCTTGTGAGAAGAGATGATCTGTCTGAGACCGATGGTGCAATCTTAATTATATTCTGAATATTTCTTGTCGATGTTGGAAGAGTGCCATTACATATTCCAGTTACTGTTGTTACACCAGTAACTGTGAATGAAGTTCCATCAGCGGCAATACTTGTTACTTTATTATAGACAGGATCCCCGGTATATGTTGATGAAGGATATGAGATGATATCGCCAATTTTAACTATATTTGTAAACGTGTTTTCTAATCCAGATGAAATAGTTGATATATTTCCAACACCAAGTGTAACTTGGAATGACGTTCCTGGCTTGGCAATATAACTTTTTTTGCCAAGAACTAGATCTGCATTAAATGTGGAAATTCCACTCTTTCCATATACTGATTTTATATCATTGATACTATAATCAGTGGAAGTTGAAATTAATCTACCATTATCAACACCATTAATGATAATTGATTCATTATCTAAAAATGCTCCATTTACCTGATAAAGTGTCAAATCCGTTGAGTTCGACACATTGCTCACCAAATATCCCCCAGCCCTACTCTTCTTTCCAACAATACGTGCTGGAGTAGTTAAGGTAATTGGTGTAGTGAGACTTAGTTTTGTATATGTTTGTATGTCAATTAATCTTAGTTCAAGTCTACTTTTATCATCAACATAATCAGACTCTGGAACAAAATCAAATACTCTTGCAACGCCGATTGTGGTTCCAGTTGCAACATGTGCGGATGCTCCAATACGAGAATCCATCAAACTTACAGTCGCAGTTGTTCCTAATCCAACAGCAGGTGAACCATATGCATTATTCAGGATGAATAGATTTCCTGCATTGAAATTTATTGCCTGATCCTTTACAGTCTTGGTAGTCCTTGTCTTTGGAACGTCAAGAAGGCGAGCTGAAATAGTTTCTACATCATATCCATTTACATATGCCTTTCCTGGACCAATTTGATACACCATCTTATCTTCACTTGGTGTATTTCCATTGACCGTTGATTGCCCCTCAAAATATATTCCATTAATTCTTGATCTATCGTTAAGACTCTCTCTTACAATAAAGCTAAATGGCTTTACGAAATAATTTCCAGACTCATCAAATGTTCTCCTTGCAAGCTCATCTCTGATGAGATTATATTGAGTATTTTTCTCAAAGAATGTTGGTTGTCCATTCTCCACACGCATAATCTCTACGAAATTATCCGTATCTAAATCAGTTAGTTCTTTTTTAGTTAATTCAAGATCGATCTTGAATCTATCTGCACCAGGAGCTGCATAATTGGAATATCCTTGTGCATTATCAAATAGTGAACTATCTTCTCCAGCAGTAACTATAGATTCTATTACATTAAAACCAATCTTATAAGATGGTCTAGTTCCATATTGATCCAGAAGAATTCTTTGCTCCTCAACATTTGCAAAGAATCCTCTTACAAAATAAATTCCATTTGCAACTACTACTGAAGAACCTTCAGAGGTTGCATTTGTGGAAATAGTATCACAAACTCCCTGTCCGGATGGAATTGAAAGGGATCCATATGTTAATGGAGACTCCAACAACAAAGTTTCACCACTGGTAAATACCTTCTCTGTAAAATCGGCGCCACCACTCTCAAGATATCTAACATAGATCGTATAATTTCCCCTCTCAGAATCTGATGCTTTAAGTAGATACACTACTTCCGCAGAAACTCCACTAGTAGATCCCCTGATTTTTTTGTTCAGGAGACTATCAAAATAGAGTGAAATTGGAGATCCATTATAAGTATCATTCAATTCTACAGCGTATATGGGATTATCATAACGCATTTGTCCAGGAATTACAACAGACCCCTCTTTAAATAGGTGCTTTCCAACACTTTCAGTCTGATATTGTAAAACAGACTGTAGAGTTGTCAGTTCTCTGGCCTGAATAGGAACTCCAGGATTAAAAAGAACCTTATAATAATTTTTGCTGGGATCAAAATCGTCAAAATATGGCGAAATGTTGAGATTGGATTCTTGGGGCATGATACTTTAGAATTGCAAAATTACTTTAATATCTTCTTTTTGATTGGATGATCTTGTAATAGATGGTCTATTATCAACATAAATGATATTTCCTGAGTGTGGTTTTACTTCAGGATTAGACAATCCACTGACAAAGCTTTGACCAAGATAATATGTCTTATTATTTATGACCGCACTCGCACCGTTAAATGTTGTGTCGATATTAAAATATGTAATACCATCATTCTGATAAATTCTTGTGTTTCCACTTCCTGAAGTTGAAGTAGTAAAACCAATCAGATTAAATCCATAAGACGGAGATGAATTCTGAGTGCCGTTCGTATTAAATCCGACAAGAGATCTATCCTGCCAATATTTTAAAATTCCAGTTACTTGGTCATAAGAAATCACTCTTCCAACTGCTGTCTGCCCAGTTCCAACTGTTTGTGTGATGAAACTATCTGCCGAAAAAGTTGCTGAACTATAACCAGCACCTGTTAATTTAATTGCGCTTAAAGCGGATGCTTTTTCTGACGTTAATACAGTTGATGAATTGTATGCCTGAGGAGATTCTATTATTCCAATTCTAGCAATCTGGTTTCCGGTAATAAAATCTGGGTTTTGCGTGTCATTTGAAATTCTGGAATAAATCAGAACACTATATGCACCAAGTTCTTTGTAAATATCTGCTCCATGTCCACCTGCGGGTGGAATAATAACCTCAAATTGCGGAGAAGTTGTTCCTGTTGGAACCCCACCGGCAGCAAGATCTACAGTGCCATATGTATATCCAGACCCACCACTTGAAATGGTGATACTTTCAACTGTAGAATCGTTGTTAATAACAATAGTTGCCTTAGCTCCAGATCCATCTCCATTGATGGGAACATCTGAATAAGTTACATTTGGACTTCCTAGCGCAACTCCACGATTTTTAATGAGAATTGTTTTTATTTGTCCACTAGTTTCGGCATTCTCTCTAATGGAAGCATTGTCAGTGTTTGATTCCCAATTTTTTGGTACAGGAATAAAGTTTAAAGAATCAAATTTTACAATATCTGCTGGACTAATTGTATACAAATATTTCCAAATATATCCATCACCACTATTGCCAGCAGATCTTGGTTCCAAATCGGTGAATGTTGGTTCATCCAATGATGGTCTGCCCTGCGAATTCTCAGGATCTTGTCCATTATTCAAACAAATATATACCCTATAATCACTATTAATTACATAATAGTTTGAAGAGTATAAACTAGTTGCTCCAGAAGGTTGGGATGGATTAGTTCTGCTTACGTTATGACGGTATATATCGTAAGTAACACCTGAGGTCCATTCATTTTTCCTGATGACCTGCTTAATGTCCTCAGGTTTGATTTTGATCATGGATATCATCGTATCCCAATAACTATTCTCCTCATCAAAGCTGTCCTTTGGTGCTGGTGGAGCACTATCCCAGTTCGATTGAACCTCGGGTGCATTGGGCAATCCGACAAAAACGTAATATGAATTTGTGGAGGAGGAAACTTCGTTTACGAAGGTCTTCGCATTCAAAATTCTTAATTGGTCAGTAATGATGGCAGACATTCTTTCAAACGGTTTTTATTTATTTATCATGCCTCCGAACTATGATTTATAACCCCTGAATCTAAGATTATTATATCTTCTAAGAACTGGGTATGTATTCTCATCAGTCACGGCGGTGTTTCTTCTAACGGCAGTATGAGATACTTTTGAATATTGAGTTAGATTTACTCCAGATTCTACCTGAGCTCCCCACACAGCGAACACATTATCGTTAGAAGTTTCGCTATAGATAATAAAGTTATGTGCGGCAGAAGCAGTAGCACTAAATGTGAATGATGCTCTATACCATCCGTTTGCTTGTGGGATCAGCATCCTGTTGGATGTAGATCCTGTTTTGCTTGAAATGGATGGAATTGAAGAGTCAAAATCAAGAGATACTGATACACTAGTGCCAGTATTTGATCCGAAATACACCTTTTCATTTCCAGAAATCGGCTTCACATAAACACTATATGTATAACTTGTTCCAGAAACAAGGGACGCAGTTGCCCTTAATAGTCCAGTGTCAGATGCGGCCGCTGTAATTTTTGTTCCATAGGATGATGAGAATGGTGCAATATATTCAGTTTGCGCTATACCGACACCCCCGGTATTTGTCCACCCGCTTTCAAATTCACTATATGTGAGAAGATTTTCTCCTCTATACGCACCAATATTTGACTTAATAACTCTCTCCAAGTTATACAATCTTCCCCAAGAATATTGTCCATAATATGTGCTACGTCCAACTCCAGTGAGGAAATTGTTATAATTTGAAACTTTAGTTGTAACTCTGGCAACCCATGTTACACCCAATCCAAGAGCATCTGTCCGCGCAATAGAAACCGCTTCCACTTTGAATATGTTATTCATGAATGTGGTTCCAATTCCAAGAGGAGAATTATCTGTTTCAAGAGAAATTACAGAATCTCCTATATTGGAATCATGAATGACAAAATAATATCCAGTCTTAATTCCACTTATTCCTGTTGTTGCAGTTCCAACCGTTCCATTCACATTAACATCACGAAGGAAAGAATTCTTTGGAATTACAAAATCAAATACCAATCCAGTAGTAACACCTGCATATGATGTCGTTCCAATTCCAGAAATAATACCAAAGTCTCCTTGATAAGAAACTGACATTACCTCACGATTGAAGGATGGTTCGCTAAAAATAACTGGTGGTGGAGCAATTGAAGATACTTTTAGATTTAGTGGCGAACTGAGAATCAAATCAGTTCCATCATAATTAACAACATTTACATATAGTTCATCATCTACATGATAATTAAATCCTCCATTAGAAACCGAGACTGATAATAGTGATCCATTTATAATGGTTATGTCACATATCGCATTATATCCGTTGCTATATGTATTATTAATTCTCACATTTGAGAATGTATATGCTAATCCAGTATTTGGCCAACCAGATCCAGAACTTATCACAGAAAGTGATTCTATAGGAGCATATGAGTAACCCAATCCAGCATTTGAAATGTTTGCATTAACAATAGAACCAGATGTTGTAATACCAGCCGTTCCTGTTGCACGTGTATTTGGAATGTTTCCAAATGAAATCTGAGGAGTTTCTCCAGATTCGTATCCAACTCCACCATTGGTAATGGTAACTTTCGTTATGGATCCAATTCCAGATACTGTGCATGTGGCAGATGCACCAACTATGTATTTTGATTCGTGAATTATAACATCTTGCTGCCTATCTTGCAGCGCATCTGGATATTCCTTAACGTGATCAAAAAATGTCTTTACATTGTCAACAAAAATCTCAGTTGATGCTGTAGAAACATCTTTAATAATCTTTGCAGTTGGGAATATATTTGCCTCATAAAGTTCTCTATCTTTTCCGATTTCTTCTCCGTCTATTATAAGATCGACAGTTTGTTTTGTCCAAGATAAAGGTCTTTCATATGTTTGATCTGGATTAATTCCAGATCCATTATAGATATTGGTCGTAACAGCATCTGTTGAAACAATATCAGTAACAATTCTGGCATCTTCTTGATATATGACATTTCCATCATTCAGAGTAACTGTATCACCAACTTTAATGCTGTCCAAAACTTCAACATCAATTGTATCGACAGAGGAAGTTCCTCTATAGAATAAAATCGAGCATCTATCACCAAATCTTGGTGGAATGGAAAATCTTAGTGTAGATCCCCCATCAAATTGATATGCTTCTCCAGGCACCTGCAGCACGTTGTTGAGGAATACTAAGAGTAAAGCATCTTCACGCACATCTGAACCAACGCGAGAACGTATGCTAGTTCTTTCTCCATTGATTGACAGTGGGAAGTTGACATCAACGTTGTTGAATAAAGATTCTATTGAATCCAAAACTTGCAAATCTCCAATACTCCACCCAACGAAACTATCAGCAGATATTGATTCTACTGTTAGTTTGAATTCTCTAAATGGTTTCGTTGTATCTGTTGGAATTCCGGCAAGTCCTCCAACAGGAACGGTCAATATTTCTCCATTTCCATAAGCATATCCATAATTCTTAATCTCAAATGAAATTACGCTCGATGCACTTCCAACAACAATATCAATAGATGCTTCAGTTCCAAGTCCACTTGTCGGGGATGATGTAGAATAGCGAAGTGGAATATTACTATATGGCAGAGGATCATCAAATATTACTAGTGGTGGATTTGTATTGGTGTATCCAGATCCTGGATTTGTAATTACATAATTTGGAGAAATTCTGCCAGCAACTATGGTTGTAAATCCAACAAACTCCGCATTTCCAATATCGGATCTTGCAACACTGATATTAACAAGACCGGCAGTTGGACTCTTAAGTTCAATATGAACGGGAGTTCCTGACGCAATAGAAATTGATGATCCAGAACCAACGCCAATTCTAATGAATGTGTTACCAACACTTACAATTGTTACATTAGTTAATGCCGCACCAACGCTAATCTTATTAACTGAGGAATATGCAAGTTTATTAATAACTGCTTCTGTATTTGCAATATGAATTACAGTAGATCCAATACCAACTGGATGACTAATGGATGTTACAATATCATATTCTGAACTTGCTCTATATCCACCACCCGTGTTTCCAATTGACAGAGTTTGAATTGTCCCTGCAACGGAAACTCTTGCAGTTGCACCTGCAGAAACACGTGCCTGATATCCAAATCCCTCAGTGGTTGCCACGGAAACAATTACTCCACCTCTAGGTAGAGATGTTGAATTGACATCAGAATTTGCTGCAGTGCGATCCCCAGTAAATCTAATGGAAGTAATTCCAGAAACTTCTGAAAGAGCATAATCAATATTTTGTGGATTCTGGAAAACATTATTGAGTAATACAACCGCATTTCCGGTAGAAATTCCGGATATATTATTTCTATTACTTTGAAGTGAGAACTGGCTGGAAATTCCATTAAATTTTTGTGATAGATCATCAAAAACTACATTTTTAGCGTAAGGATCTTCAGAAATTCCTGAGCGAAGGAAAGTTCTTCCACTAAAGGATGAACGAACATCTAATCCAACATAATCTTGCTCATCTGGTCTAGTTCCTCCAAGTTGTAGATTGCCGTATGGCGACTCTGCGAAGTGGATTGTGTTATTAATGATATTATAATTTCCATACACCTTTCTAATGATAGTTCCAGTAGTATGTGCAGATGCAACCGATCCTAACCAACCTCTTCTTACAAGAATGTCATTAGTCACACCAAGATATCCAATCGCACGAATTGTAACAATTTCATTACCAATCTGTGCAAAATCTCCAGCGAAGAATGATGAAATTCCAGTCAGAGAAATTACTTCTGCTGCAATTGAAGCTGGTGATGAAAGTGATGATGTAATAGCAGTCGATACGACAGGTGATTGGATGACATTATCAAGGGAAATGATACACCTGCTGTTTTGTCTAATAGAGGTTAGGAGATGTTCCGTACCTACTCCAACATCAGTAATTGTGAGATTTGCGAAGTTTAGAGCATCTGTAGCACTTGCTGCAAATTTGAATGATGAATTATCATTTTTAATGATATAAACGGATGTTGGTAATTTATTTGTTGTTCCCACTCCTACTATTGAAGTTGTTGCAATTCCTATTGCAGAACCAGTCTCTCCTGGGCTATAAACAATCTCTTCTCCTGTACTAAAGAAGTGGTTTGGTAGAAATACTGATGAATTTGATAATATTAAATCTTGTGCTGGATTAATTTCCTTTTGGAATAGTGGATATCCATCATAATATAAATCAAATGATTTCTTGCGGGCCAATTCAGTTCCAGTGAATGTTCCATCCGTATAATCGATTGTAGATGTGGACCCAAGATTTAGATCATTCTCAGGAATTGTGCTCCTTGATGGACCAAGTGCAAATTGAATGACCCTAACATTTGCATTAATTCCGGGTGCTGGAACAAATGTTAATTCGGTGGCAGTGGTTATGCCAGCACTTATAGTCCCCAATCCAGAGTTTGTTGTCAATGTGGCAAATTCTAATATCTGAACATCAGTATCATTATCCGTAACCATAACTTCGGATGTTTGATATCTATTATTTGTAGTGTCATGGACAAGAACAATATAATAAGCACCTCGATAGAAACTTGTGTATTGTGCAACTTTTGTTGGGAGGGTTGTGGATGCAATAGAAGTGTATGAGGTTTCAACAGTGGCACCTGGGAAGATGGTTGAACCAACACTAGTAGAAGATCCCGATATTGCTATCGTATCAATATTAAATTCGTAATCTACGGTGGTAGTATTCTTAGGAATAAACCACAAATTTAATCCAGATGGGGAGATATTTGCCATATATGTCCCCAATCCGACATCAGACTCTGAAGTTGAAGATGCCAGATTATTGAATTCTAATTGAACGATATTGGTGTTGTCGTGAACAATAGAAACCTCACTGTATTCAAAATATGATTGAGCATCATTTGATATTTGAATCATAAACTTCGCTGCTCTATATGTTGATGCAATGCCAACAACACTATTGGTTGTTCCAGCGCCAGCACCGGCAGGAATGGTTGTGGACGATGATCTCATATCAACACATCCAAGTCCATAATATCCTGTTGTGGCACCAGAATCATTCAATACAAGAGACAGTCCGCTCATCTCATAGTCATTAACTTCTGATTTAATTGGATAGAATAGTAATTCATTATTTCCATCAATATAGCGATAATCAAAATCGCCCAGATCAACATCACTATAAACCTTTCCATATTGGTTGATATATCCCTGAGTATTATATTGAAGAAGAGTTATCAACTGTACCTGTCTTTGATTATCAAAGTTTACCGATCTGTCTCCAACCCACATAATATATTTTTTCGTTCTGCCAGATGAGAAACGATCAGCCACGCCATAATTTTCAATACCAGCAGCATTCGTAAATTCGTCGCTAATATCATCAATTACCAAAACTCTATTTGATACTGCTTGGATATAATCCTGAATTACTTTGGTTTTAAATAGAATTTGATCAGATTTCAAATAATTGTCTATATTCAACACAGTTTCTGTTGCAAGATCAAAATCATAAACCGTATTCACATTAACATCAGATATTAAATCCGCAAAGACTAGAACATCACCATTACCTTGTGATGTTTGAATGCCGGCAGTATAATCAACTATCGTTGATTCCACTTGAAGATCGCTGAATTTTTTAAATCCTGCAGTATGGTTTAAATTGCTTACTGCATCATCCCATTTGGCGATTTCAATTTCAGATTTTAGTGAATATGAAAAATATTGATAATAATCACTATCATGAATTCTTTGTAATGTATCATTAAGGAATCCTGTATTACTATTCCATCCCTTAGTGACAATCGATGACGCTCCTATGTCAAAATTTGAATCATATGTGAAAACTTCCGTAATTTCAACTTCCAATCCAGTAACTCGGGATGTTATGAAATCACCAGGATAAAAATTATCAACGGATGATACTTTCAAATATTCATTGATATCATCCCAATAAATAACCGTTCCTACATTTAATCCAGAGATGATGGTCTCTCCTGGAGAAAATACTCCCTTTGCCAATGTCCAATTAAACACGGGGAATTCTTCCTCAAGAATCACCTTCCCATACGATTCTAATGAATTGAATGTTCCCGGTTCATCTGATCCACTTAAATAATCACTCAAATTGTATGTGATTGATGGATTAAGTCCACCATAATCGGGATCTATATCAGTAATTGTAAACAAGGAGTAGTTATAATTTGCTGAATTATATCCCTTTCCTGTTTGCGTAACTACAATATTTCCAAATCTATCTTCAGTTGTAATTCCAACCGACGTATTTTCAATTAGGATTTTCTTTCCAATAGCAAATGGAAACTGCGATGAAACACTATATGTGGATGCCAGTGAAACCACAACATCCTTGCTCAAATCATTAAATTGAATTGCCGAAATTTTTGTTCCATTAATGTTGTCAACTGGAATAATTTTAGGTTCTCCCTGAAGACGTGATGTATTACTAATGATATTAACAGAAGTATCGCCAACTTTATAATCTAATTCAACCTCATACAAATAAGTATCATTTTTTGTATCAATAACTATTAGATTTGGTGCAATAGTATAATTTCTTCCAGAAGATGTGATCCCAATTGACTCAAATGAATATGATGGATTTACTTTTATGATGTTTGGAAGAGTGGTCGTAGGTCTCAAAGATGCATCTGATGAATAGTCATATCCAATATTAGAGAATGAGACCTTATTTAAGGACCCAATATTATCACTATTGACAATTAGAACTGCATTTTTGCCAAAATCTGAGTCAATTGATGATATTTTGGGGAGATATTTGTAATTATTACCTCCAGAATTTAATTTGATTGAAGCAATAGATCCAAATCCAGTTGGAGAATTTGTGGTATACTTAATAAAAGTATTGGTTGCATTCGAAATTGTATAAGAGTTTACCTCTGGAGTTTTTCTGAATTGGAATTCAAATGATGTTGTGGTGGGTGCATCTTTAATCAAGTATGATCCATTATATTGACTATCGACCAAGTTAATTGTATTGTTTCCGGAAACTTCTTTATCAACAGTTACTGGAACATCGGTGAGTGTATTTTGTGATAGATTGATTGGATCGATGAGATAATAAAGTATTTTTGGAACCTCATCGTTTATTGATAGAGTGACCTTGGCATCTATATCTACGCCAATATTTCCAGTTTTTGTAACTTCAAATGTGGAAGATGATCTGGTTGATAGGAATTTATTTTCAAATTCACCATCAGTATATAAATTGAACTCAAATGCACTTAGATTTGATAATCCAAGTATATAAGATAGAGATGTATCTGACAAATCAAAATCAACGATGCTGTTTTTAGTTAGCGTTAATGGTGGATTGATTGGGGAAATAGTTCCTATGGACTCTGATGTTATATCTACGTTAATCCCATTTAGGGCGTCATAACGACTATTTGCAAGTTTAATTGTGTTGTTATTGACAACAATTACATAATAAATCGTATCGTCTATTAGACCACCTGGAGATGATGTTGAATTGAATATAATTTTCTGTGCTGTAACAAACCCATGATTATGAATCCTAATTTCATCTGTGACTGAATTGACATCAGCAGAGACAAAATCAATTGGATTGGCAACCATTCTATTGTGAGTTGAGTTGTATTTAATAACAATAGATGTTGTGATTCCAGATGTGACGGTTAGATTGATCTGATCTGCAACATTGAGTCCATGAGTTGATGCGGTAGATACAGTAACCGTTCTCTTCGTAGCACTTCCAATAAGAGGATTTGATTGTATTTTTTTGAAACTGTGATATGTAGAAGTTCCAAATCCAGTGAAATATAGTAGACTTGCATTTGGAGTTAATCCAAGACCCACGAACGATCCCGTAGTGCCTAATCCAACTCTTACGGTTGCAATACCAATAATATCATTTGTGATCTTAGCAGCATATACCTTAGTGTTACTAGACAATACATATGTTGAAACACCTGCATTTATTGATACTATAATCCCCTGTCCACCATTTGAGCTGTAAATAAGCTCATCTCCGGTATTAATATTGTGACTTGGAATATAAATTGATCTTGTTGGAATCTTTATTTGAGTAATTCCTGCACCTGGATTTGTAAAGATGAGTGTTGAGTTGATACCAACTCCACTTCGTGTACCCAATCCAACAGATTCTGATGGATTAAAGTAATACTCCTTATCCAATTGTGCTGCATATGATGTTGTGATGCCAAAATTAATACCAAATTTCTTGGATTTTTCCGTAAGAGCAAATCCAACTGGAAGTGATGACACACCGGAAGTTCCATTTTGGTTGCGAAGAACTCTAATTCTTTGCGATAAAGTATCAATATTTAAAACTTTAACTTGTTCTTGTCCAAATTGATAAATATCATTCTCTCTAACATTTGGATACTCCAGATTTCCAGTTACATTCAGGTACGTTGTTATTCCAGAAATCGTTGCTGCTACAGAAACCGATGTTAAGAATAGTCTATTCTCATCGTATCTTATCGTATCAAATGAAGACTTTTCCCCCTCGATGTCAATCTGAACTTCATCAAGATTGGTAAGATTGTGAATCGTTGATGAAAATCCAACAAATTTATAGGGTTGATTTGGTGATGCCTTAATAAACTGGATATTGGATGTAACTGTAGATGCTAAACTTATTTGAGATACTTGCTTACCATTAATCAGATCAATCTCGGCAGCTGCTCCATGACCATCAGTTCCCGAGTCATCAAATATCAATTCGTCGCCAGAAGAATAGTTTTCTCCGCCATCAATAATTTCAATATTATCAATAGCACCGGATCCAATATACTCTACTTTGCCAAATGAGGATCTGAATACTTCTGGTCCTGGTAAAAATTCATATGAAGTTTTTTCAGTTAAAAGTTTATACGGCGATACGTTTCTTAGTAAGCGATGTTTCGCAATATCATAGGAATTTTGATTACTTGCAGTTAAGAAATTAAATTCGATTGGCTTTGAGTGATATGTATTTCCAATTACATAAGGAAATTGTGGCTCTCTGAAGAATTTGAATGGGCCGCTATTGGCAAGGTTTCCTATTGTGCAGAAATATGCATATGTTCCATTTGGATATTCTGGTGTAACGCAGAATCTTCCATTATGATCATCTAAATCCCCACTAGCGTCATAGATATAATCATTCACAAAGAAACCAAGTGGATATTGTGATGGGCGATTTGAATCTATTGATGTGACATAACTAGAAATCATCCTCTTCACTGATCCTGGAGAAGATGGATCTGAATATCCATATGGGCCATAAATTGGATTCCCATCATATGCCCATCCGATAATCGGAGAATGTGATATGGAATCTTTTTCATACCCATTATCTGCAAATGTCAAATCTGGTGTATAAGTCAATTGTCCTGCGACAAAGGACTCACTTAACACAGTTTTTCTCAAAGATCTTGGTGCATATGCGTGACAATACTGAAGACCTATCTCCGAATTCAATCCCTGATCAATGATTCCATCATCATCGACTATATTTTTCTTTTCAATCAATCTCTTTACTAGATCAACTGTCCATGATTTAATCACTGCCTGGAATTTGGATCCCTGACCTGTAGTTGTGACCGTAATTGAAGTATCATTGATCTTATAATCACGTCCGCTGTCGATAATTGAAACACCAACGATTACTCCATTCTGAACTATTGGGGTTAATTTTGCCCCAGATCCAGATTTGGAATCTACAGTTAGAATTGGATTTGTATTATAATTCTTTCCACCATTTGCAATAACAACGTTTGTAATTTTACCGCCAGAGATAATTGGGGTAATTTGAGCATTTGTGCCAGAAACTATATTGAAATTTGGCTGACGATTATGATTAAGAATCCCAGATGAACCATAATTGGTTCCATTGGCAGTCAAATGAACTCCATATATTTCTCCAGAAAATACCGGAACAAGTTTTGCATTAAAATCCTGTCCAGATTCAGTGGACACACCAATCCTACCTCTGACATTCAGTGTAATTGGTTCATAGTTAAAATCATGATATCCAGATCCAGATGATGTTATATTAACATATTGCTTCGATTGATAATAAAATGCCGCAGAAGTATTTCCAGTCCCAATAGATGATAATCTAATCTGATCCTCATTGACCACAGTTACAAAGTAACTTGTCCCAGAAACAAGTCCCCCAATTGGAGTTGCTGATGGATAATAAACAATTTTCTCCCCACTATTATATCCATGGGATTTTATATTTAAGATATTGGCAGTAATATCAATATCCGAAGGAGAACATCTAACTTTTCTTGTTTTATATCCAGATCCCGGATCTGATATGGTTATAGAACCAATTTTTTTCTTCCTAATGGTTGATGTAAATGATTGTAAACCGTAACCAAGAGAATCTAAAGATACTGTATTAATTCCGGATGCTGCATCAGATAATGATTTGTGAAGTAGAATTTTGGTGCCATTATGTCCAGATGGGAATGAAATATAGTATGATGCATTTGTTGTCAATCCACTAATAATTTGCTGATTTTCTGGATTATAAATCACCTGCTCATAATTCCTAAATCCATGATAAGTGGAAAACCCAATAACATCGGTTGTTATATTAACCCCAGATGCAGATGATGAATTAAAAAATACTTTATGAGAAAATTCAATTAAATTGGCAATTGCTCTTGCCCCTTCTCCAGCACCACCTGTCAATTCAATAACAGGATCTTCAATGAAATCAAAACCAGGATTTTGAATATCAACTCTAGATAATGATCCGGAAATTGATAGATTACCAGTCGCTCCAACACCAGATGGATCACTTATAATAAGTGATGGTGGGTTAATAATATCGTATCCAGTTCCACCGGCAGTTACTGCAACATCATCAATTGGACCATGATACACAAAATTTCTGGATTTGTAGTTGATAATTTCAACTCCATTGATAAATATACCAATCTGGCCAGAAGGAGTTGTGTGTTCAGAGTTATCAAATTCTGGATTAGAGATTTTTCTTATTAATCTTTGAGATTCTACTGGCTGTTTCTGTAGATTTCTGAAAGAGAAATCGGTTAATTCTATTCTACTTTCATATCCAGGATTGATGGTTCCAGAGAATGACACATAGTAACTATCATCCCCAGTTAGATCTGCATTGAAAATATTATCACGTGATTTTGCAAGGCGAATTGATGTGGGAGAAATGACCCTTACAAAATAAATCCCCTCAGATGCGATTGAATTCTCATCATTCGCTGGTCTATAGATTACAGAATCTCCAGTATAAAATGAATGTTCTGTTTGGAAAACTAGATCCTTTCCATTAAATGATCCAGAAAATTCTATTGATCTGTCTTCAAGATCCAAATTTTGACCAAGATATGTTGGAATTGAAGCAGATGTTACATACAATTCATCCTTGTCAGTTTCGCTACAATAAACATTTTGTATATTTGTATTGTATTGTACAATTTCTGGATATCTAACCGGATCATTGACTGCAGCCTTAAGTAAATTATTCTTAATGGACTTAATTCTATCTTTATTCGGAATCAAACTATTCTGAGTTACCTGAACGGTAGTCAGATTGATGATGGATGAAATATATCCACCCGTAAATGTGGATCCATCTGTTGCAATAAAAGTGACCTGATTTCCAACTTTAAAATCATGAGTGTCAAATGTAGAAACCGTATAGATGAAAGATGTTCCCGAAGGTTCTGATATTGATGAAATATCATAAACAACCGGAATATTGAAAATCCAATTATTTGCTTTTTTTGAAGTCAGGTTCTCACCAAGACTTTTTATGTTAATTCTATCTCCGGGTGAAAGTTGAACTGGTGGTTTTCCTGGTATTGTTAAATTAGAAATTACTCCATTTACCCTAACTTCTATTTTTTCTCTCTCTAATCCACCATATCCATATACATAGATTTCCTTTCCTCCTACCGAATGGAGTTTAATTTCCGAATTTATTGGGATATTATCTACAATTCCACTACACCCAAAGAATTGTGTTGTTGATTTTGATGTGTAATCGATATAAATCGTTGCTCTATTGGCAAGATCTACTCTGAGTTGTCCTGATTGTGGAAACCCAATTGTAGAATCAACATCTAATACTGTATTTCCGGCAGATGCTTCAGAAATATTTTTGGTTTTTGGGTGAATTGAAAATGTACCAGCAATCGTACCACTGGATACGTTAATATCTCTATTATAGTCGGAGTCTAAGCTAAGAATATAAAATTCTTTATCTCCCCTTAAAATACGTTCTACTTGAGTTACAGCACCACTTGCTCTAAAGATAAAGTCATTTTCATCTTGAAAAATGGTGGCATTTAATAATTTTTCTGGGTTTCCCGAAATCGCCTCTACTACAAGATCCTTTGTAATTCTAAATTCTGCGTCAGATGGTTCAATTAGAAAATCCCTTGGGCGAATTAGATCTACATTTCTTCCATATAGGGCATTAAAAAGAATTTTAAAGGAAACCTCAGTTCCTTTTGATGAATAAAAGTCTTTAATATGAGAAAGAAATATTCCTTCGTTTAGATCTTCTGCAAGTTCTCTTTTTTTAAATCCTGGGGCAATCAGTGACTTAATTTTGGTCAGGAATTGTTGTAAGAATAAGACACTCAGATTTTTAACTTCTGCTTCATTTTCATGAATTGCTGCAACAGTCTCTGAGAAAATTAACTCATCTGGAATATTTGATTCCAAAGACGAAACGCCACTAAATCCACGAGTACAACCATCAAAATAAGTGGATTCTTTAGTTTGATACAGAATAATTTCATCGTCAATCTGAATCAATCCATAACGATCTGGGAAACCACCTGTTGACTCAACATAGATCCTATCAGTTGAGGTACTTACGTCAGATGTAAGTGTAGTTGAACTCACTACATTTGTTACAGCATCAAGAGATACATGCTTATCAATATTATGGAGAAGATCTAATGGACCCCCAGAATACTCATTAGCTATGTAATATTGTCTTAGAAATTCCTCAGCAAATGGGAATTCCTCTTTTATGAAGTCGGGAAGCTGACTTTCAAGAATTGAACTTATCTTAATTCTAGTATCATTCATTGCTTATAGTCTGACGAGTGCACCGTTTGAGTAACTTGAAGTAACCGTATAGGTTGAACCAGAAAAATCTGATCCTGATGTAATCGGATCTGCCAACATGTTGACAGAAGTGTTATTAATATCTAGCTGCAAATAAAGATCCTGTAATCCGATGACATCATTTGATTTTGGTGAAACCGAAATTTCAACAATTGAATCTGCGGAATCAAATTTTGTGGTTTCAATAATATTTAATGGATATAAAACAATCTCACCTTTTTCATAATCTACTATTCCCGCATTCTTTCTAACTATGGTTCCAACACCACCACTAACATCAAGTTTAAAGAATATAATTTTTCCGGTTTTCAGATCTGCGTTTGGTATGTCAGTTAAGTAAACGAAATCGTAAACCCCACTTATCTTAAACCCAGATGACTTGATATTGTATCCATTAATATTCTTTATGTGGAAAGCATTTCCGTAACAAATCTCATAATCAGCATATTTCCCAAGCGCAATGCGAAGATCTCTTCTCATTGCCAAAGTAGTTATGTTTGATGTTACAGATGCATCACTATCATCAATGAGCTTAAGGAATTTACTATACTTAAATCTTGCACCGTAGCGATTCAGTTCAGTTGAATCTGCATATCTTTCAATATTGTTAATGATCTTAGTTCGGACGGCACTTGAACTCAAACTCGTATTCGTGTTGTAGTAAGCAGTGCAATCAACCTCAACATAGAGATACTTGAGATCTAGTATCTCCGGTACAATTCCAGCAACAGAATACTTACGAAGTGTTCTCTTAAGATTGTCTTTAATTGATGATGGAATATATGTACCATTAATTGGTTTGATAGTAATAAAAACCTTTCCGAATTGTGGTGGATTTAGATCCTCACCACCAAATACGGAAATTGATTCAGTTTCTGGAAAAATGATTGGAATGATTGATTCATAATCAGTTGCAGTGACTGCTCTGTTATGAGCTTCATAAATTTTTGGTGCGTATCTACGAATGGACTCTGCGCTTTCAATTGGTGTCCCAAATCTTGATGACGTGTCTGCGGTAAGTACAGAGATTCCTGCAGAGATTACGGTATCATTATTATCGCGCAGGCGGCCATTAAAAGTGAAACCGGCAACACCATTTCCACTTTCTCCATTTGACACATGATATGAAATTTCAATTCTGCTTCCATTTATCAACTTGTTTCCAAAAATTCCATCACCAAAAATAATTTCATATCTTTCATCAGCAATTTCTTGCAGAAAATAAACTCTTGATGTGGAATTTACATCAATCAAATTATTTGACAGTTGATATTTAACACCAGTATTTGAACCAGGATCAAATACAGTAACTCTAATTAATGATGTATCAACTCCCTCATTGTCAAGTAAAAATTTTTGATTTGGATTGTTCTCATCAACAGTATATTCTGCGGTTACATATGACCCCTCATAGACGTAAACATTATTGAAGGATGCCACTCCAGAAACGACTGGAACGGTCACATCATCCTGAATGGCAAAGGTATAACTCTGTGATCCGAAACGGGCGTTGCTGGTGCATACAAGACCCTTCTGGAGGGTAATTGTGGTGGATTTGTTCGGGGAATCTGTAGTATCTACTGTAAATGATATTGATGCTCTAGATGCTCTTCTAGATCGTGGAAGATATCCTATTTGCTTTGCTAGGGAGACTACGTTTTCCCTTAGCGTAGCACTATCAATAAACACCTCATTACTCAACATATTGGCGTTATATGATGAGATATAGGTGTTAAATGCTAAAACATCTATAATCGTTGACAGATTGGATCCTTCAAAATCATAATCGGAAAAATCTGAGTTTGATATCAGATATTCTATGATTGATGATTTTATCTGATCAAAATCCAGATTTGTGAAGTTTACTAGTGCCATTTATCGAGTTGGCTGAAGAGCAAATGTTAATTGTTGTGCCGGAACGTCAATTCCAACTATTTCGTAAGAAACGGTCACATTAAATTCATTATTGTCGAAGTTAGGTGAGACTATAACTTCAATTAATTTAACTCTGGGTTCATATGTATTGATTGTATCTTCTATTTCCTGCTGAATAAATCCAGCAGTAATTTCATCCATGTTCTCAAACAGTGCAGCACTCACTCTGGAACCCAAATTGTCATTAAAAAACCGTTCTCCGGGTTGAGTGAGGACCAGATTTCTGACAGCACGTGCAATTGCAGACTCATTTTTGAGTGCAATTAGGTCATAATTGACAGGATTTGCCAAAAACGACATGCTTAAATCTTTAAATCCTCTACTTACCCGTTGAACTGGCATGAATAAGATAATAAATCTACCTTATTTATGTGTATTATTCCAGGTTATTCTCCCATTTTTTCCCATATGTGGGTTCAGTTCCATAATCCCAATCATCATAATCCTCATCATTACGAATTTTCTCATGAAGTTCGTTTTGAACCACGAAATCATGACGTTTTGGGGTGTCATTATCATGATTTATCTCACGAAGCATTCTTGCTTTATGAAAACCTGACCCGTGAGCAAAATGATTGCCTTCAAAAGTGGAAGGATTTGCTTCCAAATCACTTAAATCCTCATTTTGCCACAATTCGCGCATAATCTCTTGATTTTTTTCGTGTTGATTTGACATTTTTTACCTATTTAACATAAAAACCTAGTCTTTCATAAGCTGGAGCGTCAATCCAACGGTATCCTTCTTGAATATAACGAACCTGATTGACCTCATCGCCTCTCCAAATTGGAACTGCGACTCTATTATTATATTGAAAATTTGGATTTTGACGAAAATGAACCTCAATTAACCGTTCACCAATGAATTCACAGTTAATGTAGGGGTAATCTCCAACTAAATCGTTTAAAATCTCTGGAAATTTGATGGTATAATCTTCCAATTTGAACCAACGGGTCCATTTGTAAAAAAGATCTTCTCTATCACGACTACCAATTACAGTAAGAATTGGTTTCTTTTCGTAATAGTCAACTGAAATATGATGCCCTTCAAAATATTCACACCAAAAATCACTTGGATAGATGTGATCTGTATGATCATACAGAAACATTTTTTTCGCATGTTGACTCATTCCATTTAAATTCATGGATGGTCGCACCATATAAAAAGAGGGTTTTGGAACACGTGCTCCAGCGGGACCACATGCATAACCCAAAACCCTACTCAAATTGAGTTTGTTATAAACCCAAAGATCTTTCAAATGAATTTGGTTCCATTCATCTGAAGTTTCCATTCAACCTTGTCCCCTATAACGCTTATTGCGCCCATTGCGAGACGTAGCACTTAGTTTGGTGTGATGACCCCTTCCTTGACGAGACTTCTTCGGCTTGGATTCGATCTTTTGAGCACCAGTGAAACTAGGACGCTTTGCCATAATAAATTAAACTCCTTTGTGTATAAAACGAGAAAATCAAATAATACGAGTCTTTTCGTGACCAACGCGAATACGAGGGTCGCACCAGATTTCAAATCCCCTTTCTTTTGCATCAAGACAGAATGACACATCTTCTCCACACATGTCTTGAACTGCTCCAGACTCAAAGACTTGCATCTTAGGAGCAAACCAAGGATATTCGAGATTCTCAAAGACACCCTTCTTAATGAGAACCCAACCAAACCCAGTGTAATCTACTGTGAAGGGCTTCTTGCGACGTGCCATGGTCTCTACGGTCTCGTGATTCATCACACCACCGTTGTTACGGAAGTCCTCTTCCTCCAACCAGTGAGCAACTGAGGTAGTGTGCCCATCCTCTGTTGCATACCATCCTGCGGTGACTTCACGTTCCGTGCCGTCCTCAGACAGTGCAAGATCGCACAATTGCCAGAATTTTTCTGTGTTGAATACGATGTCGCTGTCGATCCACAGTTGATAATCGTAAGGAAGTTTGCCGTCCCAGGGAACCTGATTGGGACCCCTCAGCACGTTTGCTCCAAGGCACTTACAGCGGGCGAAGTTGACCATGGAGGAGTAATCCTGAGAGATCTGAATACTCAGACCGCTCTGTACCATATCAAAGCAGAGTTGCACAAACGCTTTGAGAAATGTAAATGAACAACCGCGCCCTGGCAGGCAAAACACGATTGTTTTTCCGCGCATACGCTCTTTAATGGCTGCGTAGTCCCAGGAAGTCTCGGGGCCCGTGCCAGCTGTCGGCGGTTTCGCTTTAACTCTAAATCCTTTTGCCATAATTTTAAGAACACTTCAAACTCATTTTATCGTCCTATTTAGTAGTTGTCAACCCCCCGGAAAATTTTTTTAACCCGCAGATTTTTTTCTTTGGGGGTCCCTTGGAGGGGACTTGGAGATCCCTTTGCCCCCCTTGGAGAGTCTTGGCGACCCTTGGAGAGTCTTGGTGGGTCCCGGAAATTTTTTATGCATGTGAGATATCACTCTCGATTTGTCACCTCTGTAGTCTAGGGGGACCCTTCAATTTAGCTAAGGGGGGCCTTAATCACGCTATGCCCGCATAAACGCGGCACATCCGCATCATAATAACTGTCAATCACGAATACGAACGAATACTATACTGGGGGTCACGAATGGACCCCCGTTGATTATCAGTATCCCGCCCAATCTAACAGATCTTCAGCATAAACCTTATCACCCCATGCACATGCCTTAAATGTATCAACAAACTCATCAAACCAATCATGACCTTGTGCAAACCTACGTGCTTGCTTCCAGGTCACATAACCATCAGAATCTGCTGCTTGAAGGAGCATACGCTTGGACATCATCATGCACCGGGGAAGAGTTGAACAGAAAGATTTAGCGAATCAGAAACCTCAGAATTGGAAGCAGAAACGCTCCCATCAGTAAGTGCATCCAGAATTTGGAGAATTTGGTTACCATCTTGACCTTTGCTAAGCAGAGAAATCAGAACGTCGCGAGACATAATCAAAAGAAAGAATAGGACAGTAAGTGTAACTTTAGGGCAAACACATTCCCATGAATTCAGATTACAATCGATGCCTTAGTTCCACAAGCAATGAGGAAGTCAGTCATGGAACATGCCTCAGAGTATGTCACAAACCAGAGGTTCTTCCACGTGGCAGAGATAGGACACCAGAAGCGAACTTGTGTTTTCATGATTCAATCTCAGTTAGAACATGCGGGGGGAACGTATGAAGTGTCGATCTGCAGAATGCCATCAACCACGAACTCTTGCATCAGATAGGCAATAGGCAAACCGTATTGAATACTCATTGCCTCTAATTCACGCATCACCTCATTCACATCAGTAAAAGGGCGGAAGTGTTGAGGAACGTAGTCTTTCATGATTCTAAGAGAGAGTGAAGAATGGGGGAGGATTAGTCCCCCTTGAAGAATACTATTTGCAGGCACATTGCCAAACGGCAGAATGACCTTTGGGGCAGGGAGTTTGACGCTTAGGAAGACCTGCCTCCAGAATTGCCTTTTTGCATTGTGCTTCGATCTCAGCAAGAGTGAAGCGGGTAGGAGTGTTGCAACGGGTACGGAAGTTCATGATCCTGAAAGTGAATTTGGAGGGGGGGAGAGGGAGAGCGTCCCTGCCGACCCCCTCCTGTATCTTCATAATAGGACGCTGGAGACCGTTGGCGGGTTTTTCAGCGTATCTGCATCAGACCTCTTCTTCCAGCAGATCGGGATAGTATGATTCAACCTCAGAGATTAACTCTTCATCAGTATAACTTTGCAGAGTTTCTTCCATCTGATCTCCTACAATTCGCAGCAGATCTTTGGTGCTCATGTTGTCAAGCAAGCGATCAACGTATGCTTCAAC